TTGGAAGATTTGAAGAAACAGTATGAAATATTCAATGCAGACAAATCTACATACAAGTCAAGTAATGATGAACCAACTCCAATCCCATGTATTGAAGATATGATTCGTAAACTTCCTGCAGAATTGTGGCAAAATCCAAACTTATCTGTATTAGATCCATGTTGTGGTAATGGAAATTTCTTTATTCCCATTTTGTTTGAATTATTAAAGTACCACGATAAGCAAACAATCGTAGAAAAAATGTTAACATTTAATGATATCAATACAGACCGATTAGAAAATGTGCGTAACATATTTTGCGGAGATAAATATCAATTACAAATTACGAATCATGATTTTCTTACATTTCAATCTAGCAACCAATATGATTTAATTGTTGCAAATCCACCCTATGCAAAATTATTAGAAAATGGTAAAAGAGCGTCTAAAAATCACAATTTAATTAAAGATTTTATTGAAAAAGCATTATCCCAATTGAAACCAAATGGATACTTGTTGTTTATTACACCTGATAATTGGATGTCGTATGCAGACAGAAATGTATTGATTGAAATTATTACTTCACTTCAATTAGTACATTTGGATATACATACGGCAAAAAAGTATTTCAAGAAAATAGGGTCAAGTTTTACATGGTATATTATTCAAAAATGTCCCGCTTACAAAGATATAACGGTTTCTGGTATATGGAAAAAGAAAGAATATACTAGTTTAGTTGTATCTCAGCCGAGAAAGTATATTCCATTATTATATAATCAAACCGTACACAGTATTTTATCTAAAACAGTAGATACGAATTTACCCAAATTTAAAGTACAGACAAGTAGCGATTTGCATAAATATACGAAAGCCAAATTTATTAGTGCAGAGAAAACAGATGTATTTCAATATAAATTAATACATACACCGAGTCAAACTGTATATGCATCTAGACCACATAAATTTCAAGAAGGGTATAAAGTGTTTATATCTACTACGGATAAATATAGTGTGTTTATAGATGAATGTGGAATGACACAATCTATTGTATTTATTCAATGTGAAAATGAAGTACATGCAAAAAAATACAAAGAAATGTTGGAACATCCATTGTATGTATTTATAAATAATATTTGTAGATGGGGAAATTTCAATAATATACGAATTTTACAGAATTTTCCAGTACCAGAAATAGAGTATAGTGGAACCCATAAAGAAATTTATGATTATTTCAATATTAGTAAAGTGGAACAAGACTATATTCAAGAACATCTGTAAGTAGGATCACTGTTGTCACATAAAAATGGCATAAATCCATATGCTTGTACGAATTGATCTATTAAATCACTTTCATGTGCATGGTATGTTTGCACAATTATTTTTTTAGGTTTTCCAAAAACGTCCCGAATAATTTCTTCTTGAGGAATTTCAAATCCATATAGTTTTATATCACAACCACGTTCCAAGTAAAAGTAAAGAGTATTGTAAACGTATTTATTTGTTTCACTTGCTTTACCTGATTTGTTACGTTCTGTAATGTGATGCCCGCAAAGATAGCTTCCAAACCGATCTTTAATTCCGTTTCTAGTACCGCCAATTTTTACGATTTGGTCGTTAATTGTCATGATATAAATCCATTCACATTTTTTGTCAATCACAGTTTTTTCAAAATTGGCAAGTTTAATTAATGTAGTTCTCTTTTTATCTCCTTTATCGTTTGTCTCTGTATCTAGAACAATATCAGCAACAGGTGTAAAATAAGAGTGGTATGCAAAGGTGGAAAAATCCGGGGACTTTTCAGGCGGGATTAGTTTTATGTATCGTTTGAATGGCGATTGTTCATATTGGTCTTTGTATGCCATTTTATAATCTATAATTAATAAAATAGCATTTCAAATTTAAAAAAACAAATTTACCTTACTTTTCTTCAAACTTTTTCGCCTTTCTGCCGCACATATAATTATAATTTCTTGATATAGAACAGTAGTAATGTTCAACCGGTACTTCAAAAACAATGTTATCAATCAATGCATAATTATCTTCTTGTAGCTTTGTAAACAATCCGCATTTACTGAATTTGATATCTCGTGGATTCTGTATAAAATGTTTGCAGTTCTTACACAATTTGGGTTCTAGAGATTCGCCCGAAATAACAAACAGTCCAGCTAGAACAAGAATAGATACTTTCATTTTATATATTGATTATCATGATAATATCAATTCAGTTTTATTGGAAAAAAATAAAAAGGCAAAAGGCAAAATCCAAAACCGACCCAATCCCGTCTTACCTTTTAGCAGTGTTTCGCTCCGTATTTGGGTTCTCCGCAAAAGCAGAATTCACGTTCTATGATATTGTGCATGATGTCGCTTGCCTGTTTGTGTGCAGAAGTTAGAATAGTCTTGAGTTCACCATCTTCTACTAAGTCCATTTTGTTGAGAATTCGCGGAATCATGGAACTTCTCAAATAGTGAGCATATGGATTGAAAAACACCCAATCGCCATGCCCTAGCACGTGGATAATGACTGCAACAGGCAAATCTTCTTGTTCTGGAATCAAACACCGCACTGGTTTACAGTACAATGAATATTCAGATACCATAAAGGTCTCTTCCTTGTCGTAGATCAATTCACTGGGTACCCAAGTATTAGTTTGCATTTTTAACAGATAATACATTTATAGTAAAATCATTTCAATTTTAATCAAAATAAAACTGAAAATATTTAAATATAGTAACATAGATATTAATATGTATATTGTTGTGGATCGTAAAGGAAAGCTTAAAGAAATTGCCGATGTAGATGTAGCTGATTACGGAAAACGTAAATGTATTTGGAAACTGAACGGTAAAACAATTTATTTATATGGTCGTACGAAACAAAAAGAATCTACAAAAATAGTAAAATATGATTTTCCACCGCCAGTGGATAGTAAAATATTTTATGGTGAATGTTTACTAGTTCAATTGAATGAAGTACTTACAATTGTAGAATGGGGAAAAATATATGAAGAATTGATGGGTGGGTTTGAAGATATTAATTCAGATTCTGACATGTCTCAAGATGAAACAGATGGATTAAAACTGACTAAAGATGGATATATTAAAGATGGGTTTGTTGTATCTGATGATGAATGAAAACTCAAGAAAATTGATTTAGAAACAATCGTTTGCGTAGTAATATAACAATGCGTATCGTAGAAGATCCTACTTTATTTCGCCAGACAATTTGTACCGAATTAAATAAATTAGTTGTAAATCAAGAGTATACAACTGTAATTGAAAATGGAATTTATAATTATACAATTCAAGAATGTACTAATCGTAAAATTATAAAAAAATGGAATAATCCGTTTTTTGTAGAGATATATGTATCTAAATTTAAAACATTACTTGCCAATTTAAATACAGAACATATGCAAGAAGAAATCAAACAAGATCCTACTAAAATAGCTTATATGACACATCAAGAATTTAATCCGGAAAAATGGAAATCTTTTATTGAAAAACAGCAAAAAATTGCAGAATCTATGTTAACTAATAAATTAACTGCAAATACAACTTCATTTAAATGTTACAAATGTGATAGTAAAAATTGTTCTTATTATCAAATGCAAATTCGTTCTGCAGATGAACCAATGACATCATTTGTTACATGTATTGATTGTGAAAATCATTGGCGTGTTAATTAATTATTAAATTTTTAAATGCTTTTACCAATCTACGATCTTGTATCAATAGTCCGCCTCCCCCACGTTTCATTTGAGATTCCATGCGATTTAAATCACCAATCCATACATATTTATTGCATACGGCCCATTTTGAATGATCTTGAGTTTCTTTATACCTAATTGTATTCCATCCTAAATTAGAAATGTCATGCAAATTGGGTGTTAATTTAGATATACTAGATCCACGCCGCCATGTTTCTACATACCATTTAGATGGGTCTAATTTACACAAATAGTCTCCGTAGATATCAATATATTGAGAAGACGTTTTTGAATAATGAACAATAGTAGATGAAATTTTTATTTTTTTAACTTCATCTAAGCTTACATAAGATACTGTAGATGGCATATTGTGTTGTAAATATAAATGTGCATCCATCCAATAAATTTGTTTGAAAATGTTTTCTAGTAGTTGATCTGTATAGTTCATTTCAATGTATACAAAGGATTGACCATACATTAACTCGGAGGGTAAAATAGGTGAAATACTAGTGGCTGTGATTTCAGTTGGAAAATTGGGAACAGAATGAATTAACCAACCAATTTTGTTGTTGTTCCAAGATACGATTCCTTTGCAATGCCCTTTTGTTTTTTTAGTTGTTAAATCTGTTTCATCATTATATGCAGCCCATCCATTCCAATTAGATGGATATAATACTTGAATCCAATCTTGAATAGATTCCATGGATTTAAATTGTCCCTGATCATAATAAATACTTTTATAACCATGTGGTAATTTAAGAACTACTTGTAATGTAACATCATTACAAGTAATGCACGATAAACAAGACAAACAAGAACCCATTTTGTATACTCTATTTTTACTTGAAAATATAATCAATTTTATTTTTATTAAAATTGAAATGAATTTGTCAAAATAGTTGTCAATACTTTGGAATATTAACAAAAAATGGCTGTTCCATTAGTTCTTACTTCGGTCTTCGTTCACTATTTGCCGGACGTATTCGTTTGCCCTACTGTCGCCGCAGAACGTATTGCACGTCTTTCTGGATGTCAAGTCACTCGCACTACTTATATCAAAAGTACTAAGGGGCGATACAGTTTAGTATATTTTGACAAAGAAATGCCAGAGGCATTGTGGGACATGCTGTCTGCTGGACAAGAAACCATAGACACGCCAGAAGGGTCAATTCGTATTAGCCTAAATCACTGCAAAAGCACGACGCCCGACACGTTGGAAATAGAAGACACCTTTGCAGCACTCATCGCCGCTTCAAAATCCACTGCATAAGACGACGGCTGGAAACTTCGCATTTATAAAGTAAGTACCCCTCTAGTTATTTAAATTGTCTAACTCTCTTTGTTATTTACAGGTTTTTTTTGAAAAAAAATCTATAAAATTTTTAGATAAAATGTTGAATTAAATAAACAATTTCTTCACTATCATATGCAAACTGGTAACCGATGCATTTGTTCAGTTGTTTTTAAACGTACTAATCCAAATTTCTCTAGTGATGGCAATGATCTACAACTATCATAAATACAATTATATCTTTGTTATACTCCTAGAAGTTTCGCATCAATTGGTATGTTAAATACGAAAATTAATGCTTGGAAAAATTTAAGAACTACATCGCATTGGCCACATAATCCACACTTATGTGATCTTTATCCGAATACGTTTGGTAATCCACTACCACAAATAGTCCAAATAGGTAGACCTGAAATTAATGATTTAGCATATAGGTTAATCGGATATTAAACTATTGTTTTATATTAAAAATATACACAAGTAAATTATAAACAATGGATTTATTTACAAATCCTGATTTATTCAGAGTTATTAATACATATACAGATTTAAGAAGTTTATGTGATACGTGTACAGTGTTATCAACATTGAAAAAATATATTTTTTACTTATTCAATAAAGATTATTCATTGATGTATCATGATGATATTTCATTCCGAAATAAAGTTTTAAATAACATATGTAATCCAAATAAACAACTGCTTTTATTTTTATTGGGGTGTGAAAATATTACGGATGTAAGTGTATTAGGAAATGTCCATACTTTGAATTTAAGTTGGTGCGAAAATATTAAAGATGTTAGTGGATTAAAAAATGTTCATTGTTTACAATTAAATCGTTGTAAAAATCTTACATATGTTAGTACACTAAGAAACATTCATACTTTAAATTTAAGTTGGTGCGAAAATATTACAGATGTGAGTGGATTAGGAAAGGTTCATCATTTGGATTTAAGTCATTGTAGAAATATTACTGATGTAAGTTCATTAGGAAATGTTCATACTTTAAATTTAAGTTGGTGTAATAAAATTATAGATGTGAGTGCATTATCAAATGTTCATACTTTAGATTTAAAATTTTGTCATAATATTACAGATGTTAGTGCATTGGGAAACGTTCATACTTTATTATTATTAGGTTGTAATCAAAATTACAGATGTCAGAGCATTAGGTAATTGTCATACTTTAGATTTATGTTTATGTACAGGAATTACAGATGTAAGTATGTTGGGAAATGTCAATAATTTAAATTTACCTCATCATTTGATTAAAAATATATTAATAGTATATGAGTAAAAGTACAAAAATGAATCCGGGTGGAGGCATTTACACGAATCATCCAACAAATAAATTTATAATGCTTACACGAGGTTCAGGTGTAGGTGCAGTTTCAAGATCCAATTGGTATGCAACGAATAGATCCGCTGTAGATTGTAAATGTTACACTCCAACTGCCCCAGCAACTACCCCAGCATGCACAATCACACCTGTCAACCTGGCGGATATTGCTACTTTAACAACTGATGATTATGGAAACCCATTCTGGGTTGTACTACCGGATCAAACGATTACAGATTGTCAATCTCTTACACTTTCATCAGAATGGATGTATATAGCTAATGGCAGAACATTTACAAATAATGGTACTATTAATATTTATGGAGGAGGGAGTACGTATGGAGATCTGCGTGCAACATTTGGTACACTTATAAACAATGGTACTATTAATATATATACTGATGGTAACTGTACAACAATTGATTATTCTACCTTTACAAATAATGGTGTTATAAATAATATTAATGGTATACTCCTAATTCAATCAGGTGGAGTGATAAACAACGTAGGCACAATTAATAATGAAAATACACTTATTATCAATTTTGCTACATTAAATAATAACGGACAAATTATCAATACAGGTACACTATATAATAATAATAATGGGGAAATCTGCAACAACGGATTCATGAATAACACACATGGTATATATAATAATACACCACTAGGTCCAACTAATTTTGCAGGCATTTTTTATGGACCAGGTAACATCGGACAAAATCCAGTATCACCTATCGTTGTAACTCCTGGTAGTTGCTCTTAATCCAAAATCGGTATTGTTCCTTTTTGATTTTGTAGGGATAACATTTGATGATGCCGAGCGCTTTACAGGGCAAATACGACTCTTAAAATATTCAAAAATTTAAAATATGAAAGGAACAAATTCATCTGCCAAAATTCCATTTATATCAGGTTCTCCAATTGTAATTAAATAAGCAGTTTTTATTGACATATAAATTATATGGTTTTATATCTTTACAGATGTAAGTGCGTTGGGTAATGTATATGAATTAAATTTAACTTATTGTAAAATTATTGATGTAAGTGCATTAGGGAATGTTCATACTTTAAATTTAGATAATTGTAAAAAAATTACAGATGTAAGTGCATTAGGAAACGTACATACTTTAATGTTAGGTGATTGTGAAATTACAGATGTAAGTGCATTGGGAAATGTGTATGATTTAGATTTAAAATATTGTGATAAAATTACAGATGTAAGTGCATTAGGAAACGTTCATACTTTAAATTTAATGTGTTGTAAAAATATTACAGAAGTATGTTAGGAAATATCCATACTTTAAAAACTGGGTAGTGGTAAATTTACAGAAGTATGTTAGGAAATATCCATACTTTAAAGTTACCTTTTCATTTGATTAAACCAAATAAAATGGGCATTTGAAATGAGAAAAGGTGTAAAATAGATTTGTAGACGTGGAGAATTTGTTTTTTCAAAATATAATGGTACAGGAGAAGCAAAACTATCTAAAAATCAACTAATTTTTCTCCATCTTCCAATAAAAATATATAGTTGTTTTTGTATTCTTTATCCAACATACTAAACTTTCTAATTTAGTTTGTTCATTATTGATAACTGTAAGTTCTCGGTATTTAATTGTCATACTGTTTATATGACAATTAAGTTATAATGAAATATTAATTTATCAATAGTTCTTACACAAATATATCTTATTGACATATCATTTATAAAAATCTTAGAATGGTAATTTGCCAGGGAAACCAACTAAATTTGCACCAATACCAAAACCAGCACCAGTACGAGCAGTTACTCCCATACTAGGAATGTATGTGTCTAGAATAGAAAATGTTGCAGCGGCAGTAAGTGCAATAAGAGCAACTTCTTCAAGAGATAAACCTTTGCCTTTTGGAATAACATAGGCAGCAATCGCAACCATTAAACCTTCTACTAAATACTTAATAGCTCGTTTAACTAATTCTCCTAAATCAAACATTATAATAATTGAACAGAAAAAAATATAAAGTAATTAAAACTTAAATAGACAATCTTTAGGTACGTATGTCTAAAGTTGTTGATTTATTAGAAGAAGATAAACCGATCGCACAACAAAAGTTTGTGTGTGTATCTTTTGTTTCTCCGGAAAACATTATTAAATCTAAGGAACAATTTCAATTTGAACAATTTGTAAAAACATGGGACATGACAAAATCAGTAGAAAAGTTTGCAAAATTTACTGCTTTTTTGGCATACAAATACAATTTGGACACAGAACAAGTTACTACTGATCTTACTGAATTTTGCAAAGAAGAAAGTGAAGTATTGAATTCTAATTCGGTATCTGAAGATTATAAGAATTTCTTGGATAAAAATATAGATGTGTTAGAATTGGAGTATAGCAAACAAAATAATTTTCAAACAAATACACGTGGATTGAAAATTCGTGGAACATATCCTTCGCAAGAAGAAGCAGAAATGCGTGCAAAAATGTTACGAGAAAATGATCCATATTTTGATGTATATGTAGGACCAGTAGGGGTCTGGATGCCATGGGAACCAGACGCTTACCGCACAGGAAAAGTTGAATTTTTAGAAGCACAATTGAATGAGTTGATGTCGAACAAGAAGGCAAATGAAGAAAATGCAAAAGATTATTTTAACCAAAGAGTAAAGGAAAGCAAGAAAAAGGCAATGGAAGAGAATATTGAAAAGGCGACAAATACAGGTAATAAACTTACACAGACATTGAATAAAGAGGGTGAATTAATTGGAGTTAAGAATATTGTAGATGTATCTGAGGTTAATGCAGAATTGTTTGATGCTGAGAATATTATACTTTCGGTAGATTAAAATAAACTAGAATTAGAACCAGATAGAGAAGGTACACTTGGTTTACTGTTATTGGTATCATCCGTAGATGCTGTTTTATTTTTTACATATTCTATAATATCCTTTGCAGTTCTGCCTCCTTCATAAGGTTCTTGTACTAAACCATTGTTAAAAAACAACATAGTAGGAAATCCAGTTACGCCATATGCTTTCATTGCTTTTTCTACTTCTGGATCTATTTGACCTGAAGCAGATGGACTGCAATCTACAGATGTCATTACTGTATCAGGTAGTTCACTGGATGCACTGTCCCATTCAGGTTTTAAATCTTTGCAATATCCACAAGTGTTGCTATAGAACAATGCGAGAAATTTAGGTTTGTCTTTAATATCATTTTTAAAATTTGCTGCATTTGTTGAAAACCCTTCACGTGTAGATATAAAAATGGCGGCACATAGTAAAACAATTAAAAGCAAAATATACCAAGGAAGTGGAAGCAAAGTCATTCTTTTAGACATATAATGTATATGTCTAAAATAATTTTAGCTGTAGTAAATATATGGATTATACTAAAATAGTTTTGATTATTATATTTTCCTTAATATCAAAATATATATATTCTACATACAAACAAAGTGAAGATATGTTTGAAAGTCATGATCATTATAAATTGGTATCTGAATATTATATAGGCGATAAAATGATGAATCATAAACCTATTTTATGGATTTTTAGTCCTCCTGAAATTAATGCACGCAATTGGCAATCTTTTTATTCTAGAAATACTTTATCTGTAAATCAACCTTATTTACAAATTACAATGAAAAGTATTTATGATAAATGTAAAAATTCATTCAATGTTTGTTTAATCAATGATGACGTATTTGATTCATTGTTAAATTGGAATGTAAATATTCATGATCTTGCACAACCCAATAAAGACCATTATCGGCAATTAGGATTATCTATGATATTGAAACAATACGGGGGATTTTTAGTACCACCTTCATTTTTATGCATTCATGATTTATACGAGTTGTATACATCAAATTTAAAAGAAAAAGGTGTATTTGTAATACAAGATGTCAATCATGGTATTACATACGATCAACAAATGTATTTTCCAAATGTGCATATGATGGGTTGTAAAAAAAATAATTCTATTATGAGTAAATTTGTAGAATATCAAGAATATTTATTTTTAGATAAATCTGGTCAAAGTGATTTTATAGGTAATGTAAACTTATGGTGTAACCGAAATGTTACTGTAGTAGATGGTAAATATATTGGAATTAAAAAAATAAATGGTGAGCCAGTAACAATTGATGAATTATTAGGAACAACTCCAATACCCTATCCAATTTCATCTCTTTACGGTATTTACATACCACAACAAGAAGTATTACGGCGTACAAAATATAATTGGTTTGCAAGAATGTCTACCAAAGAAATTATACAAAGTCAATTGATGATTGCACATTATATGATTGCATCTTATTAAGGTGACAACAATAGTTTATTTTTTGATTTTGTAATATCAATAGAAATCAAACGATCTTTAAAGTTTTGTGAATGTATTTCAGAAGATTCAAATAAACTAGTATATTCATTTGTAATGTCTGTTAAAAAAAGGTTACCATTTGTTTCTGTACGGTGTTCGCGTTTTATTTTCAAACAATTGTTAATTTTTATGCTTAATAAATAGTAATTACGATAAGATAACAATTCATTTTCTATTTTTTTCTGTAATCCTAAATATAATTCAATACTAGTTATAATACCGCATATAAGTGAAATTAAACAATTAATACTGGATACTAACGTTTGTTGTAAATATACGCTTAATCCTACTGAAAAAATAGAATTTACACTGGATAATACAATAATAGGTAATTTGAAATATTTGATATATTCATGAAGTGCAAGATAATTTTCTTTATGAATTTGTGATAAGATACCAGAATTAAATTCCATATCTCGTAATAATGCTTCAATATCATCAGACCATCCATGTAGGGTTTCCGTAGACGAATCGTCTGTTTTATTCTCAGCAAGTTCTAATTGATCTACAGCATCAAAATTTATATTCATATTATAATAATATATAATATGAAAATTTACAATCTGGGTTGATTTTTACGAGTTCTGCAATGTCTCTTTTTTACTTTAGTAGGTTGACCTTTTATTGATCCGTATACCCATCTACAATCTGTATTGTTTTTAGTTCTGCAAACGCGGTAACCAACTTTTGTACATGCAGATGCACTATTTCTGCGTTTTCTAGCAGTTGGAGAAGGAGAAGACGAAGTTTTTCCAAAAATACGATCTAATATTGGCGACATAATATATAGTTATAAAAAAATATAAATGATATAGAAGTATATTAATATGTTTTTATGTTCTAAATGTAATTTTACATGCAAAAAGAAAGGGGATTGGACACGACACATTTCAACTAAAAAGCATATAAAAATGGATAAAGAATCAGAAGATTTAAAACAAATTATATTAAAACAACAAGAACAAATAGATACTCAACAAAAACAAATCAACGAATTAATTCCTAAATTAGGATCACAAACACAACGATTTAACCTAAATATATTTTTAAATGATACGTGTAAAGATGCATTGAATTGGAGTGATTTTATAAATACATTGAATTTACATGATACGAATAATATAGATGATATTGCACAATTAATATGTGCAGAATTGTATTCTTTAGGTATTTATAAACGACCTATACATTGTTTAGATGTAAAACGTAAAAAAATATGTATCAAAAATCAAGATGTGTGGGACCATAATATAGTTAATGTATACAATACATTGAATGATACTGCAACTATATTACAACATGCGTATATTAAACATTGGCAACATATTCATCCAACATGGTTTGAAAATGAATATGAAACAGATACGTACACGCAATTAATAAGTAAATTAAATGTAGATAAAGATGTCTGTGCAAATTTGTTTACAAAACATATTTGTATTCCTAGATTAGAATGTAAAATAGATTAAAACAAAATTCGTATTACATATAAAACTACAAATATAAATGCAAATATACCTAATATGGTGTAAATAGATAATGGGTTTATTTTACTTCTACCGCCTCTTAATGGAATACTATCTACATTACCAAATACAAAATAATCATATATAGTTGGCATAATAAAAATTATAATTAATAATATACTAATAATTATGAGAATAATGTATAAAAGTTCCATATTATGTATGCATATAAAATTTATAGATAAGTGCACATATACTTAGACCAATTATGATAAATATCCATTTATTATTACATTTACAACCACCAGTTAATATTTTAGTTGGTTGACTTAATTTATATACAAAAAATAAAATAACCATGATAATTCCAAAGGCTAACAAATAAACATTTAGTTCGCTCATACTATAAAAGTTGAATAAAAAATATAATATTCATTATATAAAAAATGAATATTATTGTATTTGATGTAGATGAAACATTGGGTGCATTTTTTGAATTTTCGCAATATTGTTGCAAATCATTGTATACCAATAAAGTGAATTACCGCCAATTTAAATATCTATTAGACATTAATCCAATATATTTACAACCAAATATATTAATTATACTAGAATATATCAAACAGAAAAAAGATAAAAATTGTAAAGTAGTTATGTTTACAAATAATCAAGGACATCCTGTATGGATTCAATATATAAAATTATATTTACATGAAAAGTTAAACTATGAATTATTTGATAAAATCATTTATGCAAAGAAATATGAACCAAAACGTAAACAAGAATCTAAATGTTTGATTGATTTTTGGAATTGTACACGATATCCAACTGATTCTAAAATATTATTTATAGATGATCAATACCATCCATATATGTTATATAAACCAGTTATTTATATAAAAATACATCCATATACAACACATGATCCAATTGATATTTCAAAATATTTATTAGGATATATTGTAGACTTTTTACATTAAATTTATTTATATGTAAATTTTGATTTACGTTTACTTTTACTTTTCTTTTTATATTTTTTTGTAGTTCGTTTACCACCTTTAGACGGTGTATCTGGAATTTTATGGTGTAATCCATAAAAAAACCACAAATATGTACTTAAATTATGCAATTGAAATATATTTAATGCACCTGTAATCATACTATTAAGGGTTGAATTTATTGGATTAAAATCTAATATATTTTCAATAAGTTGTTGTGTAACTTTTCTATCGTCTAGATTTAAAGATAATAGCGTAAATGGAGTATAAATAATACGAGGTAGATCATTACTTTGAATTTTATCCGGATCACCAGTAAACCATCTATCTACATATAAATGGTCATTTTTATATATTCCAGTAACATATACATGAATATTGGTATATCCTACTAATTTATTATTTAATACTGGAAAAGGAGCTAACGCAAAAACTGTACATCTTTCTCTAAAAAAAGCATCATTTTTTGATATCATTATTTCGGCGCATTTTAATGCAATAGAACCACCCATAGAATGTCCGCATATAACTAATGAATAATCCATATCTAAATTTGTTATAATTGAATCTAATAATTCGGATAAATTTAAATTTCCAATTTGTGTATCATTTAGATATCTTCCACTATTAAATAAAATATAAATATTTTTTGTTTGTAATGATAAAATAATTTTATAAAAATTAGATGATCCGTTTATAATAAATTTATACGGTTTTAATGTAAATTTTCCGTTAATTTTATTACCTAATTTGTCACTTATTTCACTAAATTTTTTTACGCGAGTTTTATTTATACATTCGCGGTCTTTATATACTACACATTGAGTATCTAGTGTACAATTATCTTTATTATATTTTTCACATGTATCGTTGCCTTCAGATTTATCCACATATTTCTCAGTATTAGATTTTGCACCAAGTGTACTTATAGATAAGAATTCATGGAATGGTGATAATTCATCAATAAAATTTAGAGGATTTTCAATGGGTATAGTATTAATATCGGTGGATATATCATCTTCTAAAATAATTGTTAGGTTTGACATAATATATATTATAAAATAAATATTGTGTAAATGAAAGTAAACTAGTTTAAATTTAATAGATAACATGAGATTCCCATAAATAAGTACAATACGACCATACCAGCGTAGGTTCTTTGGGTTTCAAATTATCTAATACAATTGGACTATCCATATAATGTAATAGTGCAGGGGGTAGAACAAATGCAAGTAGTTGATTAGAAGATACAATTGTATTATCATTTGGTAGTGGGTCGCGATGATCAGACATATATTTTGCCAAATCTTCTAACAATGGTGGATATGCATAATGATAATACATGGACCAATTACAACATCCTTTGGTATAATAAATCATATTCCATTCCATCATTTCAATGTAATTATTGCATACATTGACAATATCCACCTGATCTTTCAACTGAAACAATTCTTCATAATATCTTTTTTGCCAATTTACTTTAGATGGACAAATAATATATTCTTTTTCACGTTTTAACATTGGTGAATTGTTAACACGTTTTTCTAATGTAGTATTATCTGTATTTCGTTTATTTCTAAAATTTTGTTCTGTATTGATTAATACTTCTTCTTTTAGACTTAATGCATGGATGAATTTTCTTACATGATTCCATTGAATTACTGAATCAATAACCATTACAGTTTCTTTCATTACATCTGCATAAGTTGTTAGCAAAGTATCTAGTCCATTTGTTCTCAAATTCAATGCAGGAAAATGTGGCATAAAATCGTTGCCTAACAATAGTGTCATGAAAATATAATCGTTTAATCTATCTTTACCCATTGTATCTGTAATACATGTAGATAATTGATTAATATCCAACATTTGTAAACTTGTATCTTTTATCATAAATGCAGAAGCTTCCCGTAATAAAGTAATACGACTACAATAGGATAAATGTTGAAGTGAAAGAATAATTAAATCTGAATCTAATCCATAAATCATCGTATGTTGATCTATGTGATTTGGATTAAAACGAATAAATGAAAACAATTTGTGTTCACCTTCACCAGGGTCATTACTTGTAGATAAATGAAATTCTTTGTAATTTTTACGATGCGGTTCAAAAAATTCAATTAACGCATCATCTAACTTTTTCATGAAAGGTGTACCTGGTGTAATTTGTACTGTATCCCACGATTTTTTTTCATTTAACCATTGACTAGTTAGCCAACTTTTGTATCTACGTTCTCTTTGTTGTTTCATTTTTGCCATGGGAGGAACACCATCAAATGCAATGAATACACGAGAAGGTTGAATCATTTGCAAATATCCTAAAATTTTAGTGCATACGTTTGCAATAACTTGTTTTTCAAATTCATGTTTAGACAATGTTTCAGGAATAGTTTTGGAATGTACAATATCATAAATAATAGAATTGCTGTCTAAATATAAATTATCTATTTTAACTGATCTATCAAATGAAGATATAATTTGTTTGTGTCGTTTCATTAATTGAAAAAAATAACTTGGAATACCCATCTATTATGATTCACAATGTTACTTTAAATGTAATTGAATAATCCATTTGTGGTTATTCAATATAATAAATAATATTAAATATTAGGATATATATATTCCAATATGAAAATTTATACGTCATTATTAGGTATAAATACAGTATATAAACATAATATATTCAATGTAAATACTAAATCGCGATGGATTTATGATAAATCTGCATTATTGCAACAAGCAGATATTTGGTCTGCACAAATTCCATGGATAAAACCATATTATGCAGTAAAATCAAATCCATTGCCGTGTATTTTGAATGATCTTGTTAATTATAAATGCAATGATAATAACCCGTTTCAAATAGGATTAGATACTGCATCTATAAAAGAAACAACTAATGCATTAACATATACAAATATACAAAATACAATTTATACAAATCCGCATACAATACCACATGAAATGAATGAGGTACAATTCAATATAAAAGTGATTGATTCTATATGTGAATTGGAGTTACTACATAAATATAATATAAAATGCCCCATTTTAATTAGAATGAATAGTGGTGTAACTATTGCAAATATTAATCTTAATTCTAAATTTGGAGCAAGTAAATTAGAAGCGTATGATATTATAAATTTGGCGAACAAATATAATTATGAAATAAAAGGAGTATCTTTTCATATTGGATCAGGGGGAACATATTCAAGAAAAGAAGCGTTCAAAAATGCATACTATGTGAATGCACTACCAGTATTAAACTATATTGAATTATTTACGGATGAAAAATTAATATTAAATATTGGCGGTGGATTTTTGCATGATACTGATTTAACCGATGCACTTGGATGGACAAAAAATTTACCTTATGAAATGATTGCTGAACCAGGAAGATATTTTTCTGAACCATCGCATCATTTATTAGTACAAGTGATTGCAAAAACTTCAAAGGGAATATTTATAGATAATGGCGTATACCATGAACTCAATTGTTTTCATAGGGATCATTGGGTAATGCCAAAATTAGAACATTGTATAAATAATGGAAAAACACAAAATGTATATAATTATAAAAAAGATGTTGTTTTTGGACCAACATGTGATAGTTATGATACACTTGGTGCACAAATAGTTCCAGCAGATATAGAAGTTGGAGATTGGATATTTTTACCAAATATGGGAGCATATACAAATGCAGGAATGATAGAATTCAATGGAATACGAGGTGCATCTTCAGTAGATTAAAAACATTATTTTTAAATAAATATAAAAATAAAATTATATATGTAAGTATGTACAATGAATCTACCTTTTCCGGAAAGCATTTAATTTGTGATTTTAAAAATATTGAAAATAAAGAGTTGTTGAACAGCATTGATCAATTGAAAGAAATGTCACGAACTATTTGTAAACTTCACAATTTTGACATTCTTCAAGAATGTCAACATGTTTTTACACCAATTGGATGTACATTTTTATTTTTATTATCTGAATCCCATTTATCAGTGCATACATTTCCAGAAAGGAATTATGTTGCATTTGATTTGTATACGTGTCGTGAATATCCAGACAATTATATTTATACAAATATTTACTATTATTTAGTGAACGAATTCAAAGCAAAAGATAGTACGATGCAAATTATAGATCGTGCATTTTGATAGAACTACGTTTTTATTATAATATTGGCAGAACATATATATGACTTTTTCTTGGTATTCCATTCGTATTTCTTTAGGTGCAACTCCAAATGGAGAGGTAATATTTGACGGATATTTTAATGTAGATACAAATAATGTAATACAAAATTTTTATTATTTACATAATAATCAGTATGTAGATATTTTGTTAAGAGAATTGGGAGATTTTGAGTCCGATAATGTATTTATAAATAATAACTTTACTAATAATGGTACAAATATATTATCCGTTATCCCGTACATCAATGCCAATTACAACTATCCATATAAATTAAATTTATATTTCTTCAACTTTATTGCTTATAACAATACGACGAATAATATTGATTGGGAGACTATTGTTGACAGAGATTTTTCAACTATTTTTACTTCAATACCAGGACTTCCACCTTTATCCCGCCCTTTCATTTCCATGGGTAGTTTATTTTCAAATAATGCACAGGTTTATTATAAACCACATAGTTTATCTAGTGGAAGTGGTGGAGTAGGAAATTATCGTATTAAACAAAGAAAAACTTAAAAATATTTGGTAACGGATCTATTCTTTGCATTTATATTAAGGGGGCAATTTGTATACGTGTCGCGAATATTGTATACAAATTTATTTAGTGAACGAATTCAAAGCAAAAGATAGTAATACAAAAATAATAGACGTTTTTTATTTTATTATAGTGCATCAATAGATTAAAATGGATGAATTTTTAAATATTCATAAAAATGGTCTCGTACGATATACATTAATTCATTGTTGGGATCCCAATCACTGCGCCAACTATTGTGTGCATTAAGTGAACGCATATTAGGATTATTTTGATTATAATAATCACATGCTTCTTGTTTTGTTTTAAATATTTTGTTCATATAACCAATATGTTCACTTTTCCCAATCCATTCTGGATGTTCACGATGACCATTAGAATTAAATTTTTGTACTTCTAAAATGTAATGCATACCAACTATACTAATTTATTTTTATATTTAAACACCACATATTATAATTATTACATGAATAATGTAATGATTATAAAAGAATCCAGTACATGGGGAAATTGTTCAAATGTAAGAAATACAAATAAATATATTAGATTGATGAAAAAACGAAAAATTTTACAAAATCCTACATTTTTAGACCATCATAAGATATATGTTTATAAACCTAAAAATCAAAAAGGTCCTGCAAAAGAAGATCAAACTTTTATTGTTAGTTATCCTTATAATTATGATTCTTATAAAAATGATGATGAATTTATAAATCAATTAAATGAAATAGATTTAGCATTTCATAAAGAAAAATGTTTATTCAGAAATCAAGATGCTTATAAAATTATTATTTATGAAAAAACATTACCCCTTGATATATTATTACAACATACGTATACATATGATTAAAAGTGTTGTATTAACAAATCTTGAAGAGCCTCATATTTTTTTCCATTTTCACCACACATGTGATTAAATTTTCTTGCAGTGGAACATTGTTTATGATCATCGGGCTCTTGTTTACGTTCTCCTGTAATCAAATACGTATCATCTTTTTCAATTGGAAAAAGAATACATGTACCATATTCATTTCCTAGTTTATTTGGAATAAAATGTGTGCAATTAATACAAAATTTAGGTTCTAAAGTGATAAGTTGTTTAAACAATAACATATTTGTAAATTTCATACATTGGTATAGTATGTTATGTTTATATAGTTATTCTAAAATCTATCTTCTTGATTTACTACGTTTTTTTTTGTAAGTTTATATTTTTTAGATTTTGGTATTCTTGATTTGCGATGTTTTTTTAAACGTTTATATTTTCTAGATAACAATGATGGTTTTGATTTTATTGTATTTGGTGAAAGTTTAATTGTAAGTTGTAATGGTGGATTGGATGGCATCAAATCAAATCCGTCGTCGTCACTTGCATATGTACGCGGTGGTAGCGGTGGTGGTGCATTGGATGGCATAGGACTAAATTCATCATCACTAGAAGATCTTCGGCGAGGTGAGTTGGATGGCATCAAATCAAATCCGTCGTCGTCACTTGCATATGTACGCGGTGGTAGCGGTGGTGCATTGGATGGCATAGGACTAAATTCATCATCACTAGAAGATCTTCGGCGAGGTGAGTTGGATGGCATCCAATGATACCTATGATCACTAGAAGCTCTAGTACGAGGTGGTCGCGGCGGTGTATTGGATGGCATAGGACTAAATTCTTCATCACTAGAATATTCTGTATCAAAATTGGATTTTGGTGCCATAATATACTTTATAAAATAACTAGAATATTGTAATTATAAAAAAAATTATTTTGTAAGTGATAGTTTGCATTTACAACTTGTTGCAACGGATCTATTCCGTGCAACCCAAATAGATCGTGAAACTGCGCCAACACCTGCTCCTTGAATAAATGGTATTTTTTTGGTGGCAGGATGGGTTGTGTAAATATTGCCACCAGGATTCATTTTTGTACTTAAGCCCATATAATTAGTATATATTAATCTTCCAATAATTTGGTAAAATCTGCAACAAATGATTTGAATTGTTGTTTATAAAGAGTTGTCTGTTCATGTATTATTTCTATTATATATCCTTCATCTTTATCATTTTCTTCATCGTAAACATAACTAAAATAAATAGTGAGACAACAATTGTTGTGTAACCTAAAGTTAATGTAATCACTTGTTCTATTACTATTTATGATTTTTCCGTGGTAGGCATCAATCATAGCATCTACTAAAATGTCCAAATCTTCTATAGATTTATTAGAAAATAGTATGGTTGATTTGATATTTGTAGTTATAGTAGGATCAAAATTGTATACTTGATTTAGTATATAAAAGTTTCTAAACCCAATTATGCGACATAAGGAGATAGGATGAGTAAATTCAACATAAGCACTATTTTCGGTTTGATGCAAAATTGCATCTAACCGAATACCATTATAAAAGATTGTGTGTGAATCATAAGTAAATTCAATATTTCGTATGAGAATATTTTCTGCAGATATTTTGGTTTCTTTAATGATGGGAATAAAATCCATTGAAACGTTTCATGAACAACTATAGATTGAACTATTTCAATTTTGTTTTTTGCGACATAATTTATATTGTTGTTCTGTTTTTGTATTCTTGCTAGAAGTGATCATAAATTCATTATTGGATTGTATCAATTCTGGATACACTGCACACAATGGTTTATTTACAACCATCAATACTTTATCTGTTTGTAAACTAGCACGAAAATCTTCAATACTTAAAGTTCCACCAAATTTGGTCAACAAATAATGAGGTGCCGGCGCGGGTATAAAGTTTTTCGTATAATTATATACAGATCCATACAAATAATTTAACAAATGATAGCGTTCAAATACAGTAGAATCGTCTAATTTTTCTTTAAACAAATAAGCTACTGCACATTCTGGACAACAAAAGGATCCATAGACTTGATATGTATCGTTGATTTTACATTTTGGAATGTGAACAGGAGGAGTATCATAACTATAAGTGCACCAAAAACAATCGGTTTTGGTAATGTTCATATCATTGGCATGTAACTTTAATGCTAATTTTTTAAGTTTTTGGTGAATTGGAATATTTTGATCTTCGTGAACAATTTCGCCGTGACATTTTGAATGCGTATAAGGTTCAATATCTATAGAAACGGTAGAAGATAAAATATTAATCATTGAGCACTTTAAATGTAAAATAATGTTTTGAGAAATAATGATTGGTTCTTCTATAGATATTTTATTTTCTATAATTTTTCCACCTTTAGGTTTACGGCCACGTTTTTTAATTTCTTTTTTCTCGTCCATGATATTGGTTCAATCAAACTATCTAAATATATTTAATAATTGATTTTTTGACTTGTTGAATTATAAAAAATACGATTTTGTTTGAAAACGGGAGCAGTTGTAGATGAAACTGCTTCTGCAAACAAACCTGGAAAGGGTTGTAACGTTTGTTTGCTAGGAATATTTGGTTTTGTATATAATGTACTTTTGCTAGAAGGTATATATTCTTTTTCAAAACGTAGTGTAGTCTCAATATCAATATTTTCTACAAATCCGCTCCATGGTGCAGATGTTCCTGGTAAATAATCTTTTTCAATATTGTAGGGTGATTTATAAATTGTTTTAGTTTTAACACATGGTAATTCATCTAAAATAGGTAAAGTAGTGTATTTGGTGGGTACGGGTCTTGGAGAAAAATAAAAAGAAGGAACAGTAGAAGTTGAATTTCGTTCTACAATTCGTTGATTTAATTGTTCAATACGTTCCATATTAAAGTAATAGCAAAAAAATGAATAATTATATATTTAAATTTTCTAAATCGTGTAATTTCCAGTATTCCATTTTACCACCCGGTAACGGTCTGCGAATAATAAACGGCAATTTTTTAGATTCTACTTCCATTCGTGCAATGACATAACTATCTATAATAGATTCATCTATTTGTATAAATAGAGGTGCGCCATTTTCAATTTGAGTTGCTCTTAACCCAAGTACTCGTGTATATTCAAATTTAGTTAAAATAGGAACAGTAGTATGCAACGGATCTTGAATAAGACCTTCTGCATTACGTTTTAAAACACATAATGATTTTACTTCATCATAATTAATAGCTTTTTCGCGAGGATGTACAGACATAATAAGGTTGTGATCTAGATTTGTTGTAAACTTTTTAAAATTTTCTTCTACATAATGTTGACACGGTTTTTCTATTTTAGTTGGGGCAACATCATCGCTTTCATCATCATCGTCAAGTTCATCATCACTGTTAATTTCTACTTCATCCTCCTCATTTTCTATATCAACTTCGCTTTCATTTGAAGAATCTGGAACATCAATATCTTCTTCGTCACTCATATTATACTAAAGAATAGTATTATTTTTTTATATCAATTTTTATACCTGATTCCCAAACAGTATCACATTTTGCACAAATGTAAATATATTTCATTTGATTGTTATCATATCTTACATAAATAATTTCGCGATCATCCCTGTCTTCATGATTTTCGCATGTTGTATTTGGACATTGTAGAAAGTTGATACGGGGTAATGTAGGGTCTAATTTTGTATATTTATTTACGCTATTTTGCACGTTTTGACGAGGTTGATTGCAAAATGTTTGGGACAATGTACAATCTTCACCAATATCTTCTACAGTTCCACATTTTTTGCATTTATATTGTACAGTGTCTTCAATTGTTAAATAAAATAAATTGTCACATGTAGGGCAAAATCTCATAGTAGTATCCATTCTATGTATGGATACTATTTAATTAATATTAAATCAATTTTCCTTAATTAGTTTGCAGAAAATTGTGTAACAATATATCTGAATTTTTATTTTCAATATCGCCTGCTGTATAAGATTCTTCATAAATTTTTCGTAATATATCATCTGGTGCACTAGATCCTAATTTGTATAAACCACGTTTTAATAAATAATCGCGGATTGTTTCCATGGAATGAGTATGTAATAATTTAATTTCTTTTTCTATTTTTACCTGTGTATTTATATTTTTGATTAATACACGAACCGTCCGTCTATGTGGTGATTTTCCAAAAGAAGTAAACTTTTTAACACATTTAGTTGATGTTGGTGCTACAGTAGATGTTTTCCATTGTTTAAAAGTAGGTTTTTTACCTTTTTTTAAACAACCATATGGTATATCTGCTTTTATTTCTGTTTTAACTAATATATCACCCTCCATGTGTTCTTTAACGGGTATGTCTACTGATATATTAGTAGGTGAAAAATCAATATTATCAAACTGTATATCTTTTTCTTTATCTGTATCCTTGATGATTTCAAGCTCATTGAGTGTATTTAAAATGGGATCATTTCCTTGATTTGCTTGGATAGTGTCTAATAAAGCTTTTTTAATTTCAGTTCCAGATAATTTTCGTTTTTTAGATTGTTTACTTGGTTTGTTTAATTTAAATAGATCAGGGTTAATTTTTATTTCTTTATTCATAAAATATCATAAGATATTCATTGCAAAGATTTTTCGCACATAGAGTACAATAATCTCCAAATATAATACCAAGCAAGTGGCCATAATGCAGCTATTAACATAATAACTGTTTTATCTTTAGTTATTACAATTGCTCCAATCACACCTCCAATGAATGCAATTAATGATAATACAGAAAGAATGTAAAAAAACCAACAATTTTCTTTTCCCAAAACTCCAAAAAGGTCCATATATTAGAACAATATTAAAATTGATGTAAAATAATATTTATATCAATAGTATAAAATGCAGCTTAAGTTGCTAGACTTTCAAACAAGCACGGTAGATGATGCTTTTATTATTCACATGTTTGGATTGAATGAAAAAGGAGAAACATTTTCAATTGAAATTCCAGATTTTAAACCATCCTTTTACTGTAGAGTTCCTGATTGGTACACAAAAGCTGATAAAAATGAATTTTTAAAACATATTCAAACTATACTTGGTCCTTATATGGCAGATTCTATTTTAGAATGTGCATTGCTTAATAGAAAAAAAATGGATGGTTTTGATGGAGAACGAGAACACAAATTTATATGTTTTAAATTTAAGGGGTTACCATGTTTCCATCGTGTAAAAAATTTATGGTACCATGAAATACAATCTTCTAAACCTTCTAAATTTAATAAAAAAGAAGGATTTGCATGGGTCTTAAAAAAAGAAGGGTACAGATTCAAATCACATTATATATATTTATACGAATCATTCATACCACCATTGTTGAGATACTTTCATATTAAAAATATTAGTCCATCTGGTTGGATTCAATTGACTGCATATACACATGTTGAAGATGATGAAAAACGAACTACATGTACGTATGAATTAATAGTAAACGCAAAAGATATTGATCCGTTACCTTTGAAAGAAACTATTGTTCCTTATAAAATTTGTAGTTTTGATATTGAAGCAAGTAGTAGTCACGGTGACTTTCCTTTACCTGTGAAAGATTACAAGAAACTTGCACAAAATATAGTAGAACAATTTGAGCATGAAGAATCATTAACAACTACCAGTGTTTTAGATATGCTTCGCCGATCTATTTATTCTGCATTTGAATTTGATAAGTTAGAATATATAGATGTAGTGTATACTAAAAAACCAGTAACTGAAACTCAAATTGCTGCACTGTTTGAACGTTGGATTCAACAACCATTAAAAAATTATATACCAAGTGAATCACTACAACTACATGCAATTGTGCAAGAAGATAGCGACGATGAAGATGCAAATACAAAAACAAAAACAAAGACAACCGAATACAACCAAGATGCGACTGTTTTAGACATGATGAAAGATATAGAATTTGATAAAGATTCAAAAATTAATGAATTACACAAAGGATTAAACCATATATTTCCAAAAATTGAAGGTGACAAAGTAACTTTCATTGGATCTACATTTGTAAATTATGGAGTAAATAAACCATATTTGAATCATTGTATTGTTCTTGGAGGATGTTCTCCTATTGAAAATACAGTAATAGAATGTTATGATACAGAAGAAAAAGTATTGATTGCATGGAAAGATTTGATTCAACGCGAAAATCCTGACATTTTGATTGGATACAATACATTTGGATTTGATTGTAAATTCATGTTTCATAGAGCCGTTGAAACTGGATGTGTGGAAGAGTTTTTACAATTATCGCGTACAGATAATATTGCTGGAAAATATGAAAATGGTTCATGGAATATTGAAGAATCTACAATCTTTTTGGCAAGTGGTGAATATAATTTGAGTTATTTCAAAATGCAAGGTAGATTACAAATTGATTTATATACCATGTTTAGACGCGATTATCAACTGGAATCTTATAAATTAGATAATGTTTCAGCATACTTTATTGGAGACAAAGTAACTAAATTAGAATACAATGAAGATGCAAATGAAACACATGTATATAGTAAAAATTTGCAAGGATTAGAAAAAACAAATTATGTAGTATTTGAAGAAGTATCTCATTCTAGTGATTATTATAAAAATGGTAAAAAGTTTAAAGCAATAGAAGTGCACAACGATTATTTTGTAGTTGAAGGAATTATTCGCCCTAATTTGAAAAAACAAGTACGGTGGTGTCTCGCAAAGGATGACGTAGACCATCATGATATTTTTAGATTGGCAAAAGGAAGTGATGATGATCGTGCAATCATTGCAACCTATTGTATTCAGGATTGCAATCTAGTACATCATTTATTTCAAAAAATAGATTTATTACCAGAATTGATAGAAATGGCAAATATTTGCAGTGTACCTATTGAATTTATTGTTATGAGAGGTCAAGGTATTAAATTGGCAAGTCTTGTATCCAAACAGTGCAGGGAACAAGGTATTTTAATGCCGAATTTGCAAAAATCAGATAATGAAGAAAGTTATGAAGGTGCTTTCGTACTAGATCCAAAATGCGGATTTTATTTTGATACACCAATTGATGTTCTAGATTTCAATTCACTATATCCATCTGTTATTTGTGCAGATAACATGTCACATGATAGTTTGGTAAGTGTAAAAGTATATGATTTGGAACACAATTTAATAAAAGAATTTGGGGCAATAAAGAATGGAGTTTATATTTATGATAACTTACCAAATTATAAATACGTAGATATACAATCAGATACATTTCAATACATCCGTAAAACACCAAAAGCAGCGGCTGTAAAACATGTATCAGGATATCAAGTATGTAGATTTGCACAATTTCCAGATAACAAAAAAGCAATTATTCCATCTGTTCTTGAAAAATTATTAAAAGCACGAAAAGATACGAAAAAATTAATGGAAACGGAACAAGATCCATTCATGAAAAAAATATACAATAAACGCCAAAATGCTTTCAAAGTTGCTGCTAATTCTGTATACGGTCAGTGCGGTGCATCTACAAGTATGTTCTACAATAAATATGTTGCATCATCGTGTACTGCTGGAGGAAGACAGATGCTTATTTTTGCAAAATCAGTGATTGAAAATGTATATAATAATCGTGATTGTGAAACATCGTTTGGAACTGTAAACGTATCTTCTGATTGTGTATATGGAGATACAGATTCTGTATTTTTCAAATTTACATTAATACAAGATGGAAAAGAATTGCGTGGTAAAGATGCTCTTGGAATATCTATGGAATTGAGTAAAGAAGCAGGAGATTTAGTAACGTCTATGTTGAAACCTCCTCATAAGTTAGCTTTTGAAAAAGCAATTTTACCGTTTGCACTCTTTTCCAAAAAGAGATATATTGGTGATTACTATGAAGAAGACACAGAACATTGTTATCGTAAAAGTATGGGTATTGTATTGAAACGCAGAGATAATGCACCGTTTCTTAAAGATGGATATGGAGGTGTCATTGATATTCTTATGAAAGATCAAGATGTAAATAAAGCAGTACAATTTGTAAAAAATATAATGCAAAAATTAGTATCAGGTGAAATATCGTTAGATAAATTGTGTATTACAAAATCACTTAGATCTGGTTATAAAAACCCTCAATCTATTGCACACAAAGTACTTGCAGATAGAATTGGTAAACGAGATCCTGGAAATAAACCTAAACCAGGAGATCGTGTAAAGTTTGCATTTGTAGAAGTAAAAAAAGAAAAAAATGTAAAACAGTTACAAGGAAACAAAATAGAAACTCCTGAATATATTCGTGAACACAAATTACAAATAGATTATTCGCATTATATAACAAATCAATTAATGAAACCGTTGCAGCAAGTATTTTCGCTTGTTTTGGAAAAAATACCGGGATTTGACAAAGCCAAATATGAGTTGGATTTGTCAAAATTTAAAGAGTTGGATAAAGATGCTTTTGCAAAAAAGGACACACTAATTCGTAATAAAGAAATTAAACGTCTTATTTTTGATGAATTTCTTTAATCCGTTTATCTGCATTTCTTAATGCTTTTATTTCTAATGAATCTTCTCTTGATCCCCAATTATTCACTAATTTCATATCTTTTTTTAATTGTTTTTCCTCCCAATCAGGAGGAAGAACATTTATAGTATCTGGTTTATTTGCTTTTACAAAATTATCCATATAACTTGTACATATACAATTGTTTAAATGAATTATATTCACAAAATTTGATTATTTTTGAAACATAATATATTGTAGTGTAAATGGTGGTACCCATTTACCATTTTTATTTTGGGGAGCAAATGACCACATAAATGGAGTCCAATTATGATCATTTGTAGATAAATAACAAAGATATGTATGAATAAAATAGGGTCCAGCAATTGTTTTAAATAATGCATCTATTAGTGACGAAATAGAAATGGAAGTAACACAACTTCCATTGTAAGATTGAAAATAAGAAAAAAATAAATTCATAGTAATATAATAATCATTTGTTCTATCTTCTTGGTATATTGTTTTTAATCCAACCTCATTTGCATATTTAGAAAATCCATTTTTAAATTTTGGATACCAACCATCATTACCTGCCCATAATAAATATGCATGTAAATAATAATCAAAACTATACCATCCTGGTTTAGAAGTAAAAAATTTTTCATTTTGATGACAGCATGTAATAAAATAAGTACCATTATGTTTCAATAATTTTTTAATAATACTACTGTATTTTGTATATTTTTCTTTAGGATCTTCACCACAATTTAATATGTATTCTAAATTTCCACATTGTAAAATGAGATCAAATGTTCCTATTTTTTCAGGTGTCATATCCCATGCATTCATATTGTGTGCTTCAAACCCTCTCTTTTTTATATTTTTTACTTGCTCTTTTGATATGGATAATCCTATAGGACGAATTTGATAATGTTCATAAATATAATCCATAAAGTCACCATATCCAAATCCAATTTCAAGAATTCGCATTCCAGGTTTGATATTACATTTGTTTGCAATAAGTTCAAACTTTCTATCATCTGTTAGTTTTTTTAAAATTTTTGGTTCTGGAACAACTTCATTGTTCATATCATATAGTACTGCATTCGGTTTATTTAAAGATTCTGTGTATGCATATTTACACCAATCATAATTTTTTTTGTTATTTTCTGAACTATTATCTATTGTATTAAACCCTAATATACCATCAAAATTTGCTTCCGTTAAATTAGAAACCAAATAATTTTTTTTAATAAGATCATTCCAATAATCACTGTATTGATATTCAGTAGCTACATAAGGATCCATATTGTATCCTTTAAATCTTAACCCTTCTATAATTATTTCTAGTACAATTGGTAAAAGTAAAAAGAAATAATTTTTGAATACAATAGAATAATAAATAGCGAATGCAATACTTAGATTACGAACAGTCGCTCGTATAGAAAATCGTTTTGTTTTTGTAAAAATATAAGTAACTATTAATTGAATAATAATGGTGATGATAAATACGGATATTGGATTGATTGGAGTTTTTTTGAACATTTTTTTCAATGATTTCATATACAATTTATAAATATTAAAATTGAATATGAAAATAGAAGTCTATTATCTGTATAAAATGGATCAATCTAAACTTACGAAAGCTGAATGGTGCTCAATTGAAGTTCCTCTTCCACCGACAGAACAACGTATTATTGAATTTCTTGGAAAGGCATCACATACTCCCGATAAAATAGAACACAGTGTTATTACATTGCTTGATTATTTGAAACTTCCGCAAAATGCTGCAGTAGATTTATTCCTGTGTCACAAATATTTTGCACTAGAGATGAAAAAGTTAAAATTTAAATTACCTCCAAAAGAACAAATTAAATTAAAAAAAGCAGATCAAATACGATTGAATACAAATGTAGAACAAATACCTACTACACTATATGATTGTATTCTGTTAGATATATGTAAACTCACACTTACAAATCCAGATCATTATTATACCTTGTATCAACTATTTTCATACAATATACCAAATCTAAACATTTATATAAAACAGTGTATTCAAGAATTACTACAATCCCATGTATTTCCATTACAAAAATTAGTATTTAATTCAGTTGTAATACTTGAAAATAATTCCTATTTGTACAAGTATAAACCGTTGCAATTATATGAACACCAAAAACAATTATTTCGTATTTGCGCCCAACCTCATGCCAAACTTATTCTATATACAGCTCAAACTGGTCAAGGAAAAACATTATCACCACTTGGGGCATGTAACTTCTATGATGCAGTGATATTTATGTGTGCACATCGCCATATTGCACTAGCATTAGCTCGTGCTGCTATTGCAGTGAAAAAGAAGATTGCAACTGCATTCGGTGCAAAAAGCAAAGAAGATGTCAAACTTCATTATTATGCAGTGACTAAATGTACACGTGATAAACGAAATGGAAAAATCAAGCAAGTAGATAATAGTGAAGGTCATAAAGTAGAAATGATTATTTGTGATATTGACTCGTTTGTACATGCAAAAGAATATATGTTGCAATTCAAACAGGGAAATAAAATGATGGTTTGGTTAGATGAACCGACAATTACACTTGATTATGAGAATCATCCATTACATGAACTTTATCATAAAAATTGGCAAAGTAATACAGAAATTACAACAGTTGTATTATCGTCTGCAACATTACCTGCTGATATGGATACAACAATTGCCAGTTTCAAATCTAAATTTGTAGATGCACAAATATATACCGTATCTAGTTATGATACATCAAAAACCGTACAATTGTTGAATGCAGAGAACCAGATTGAAATGCCGCATTATCATTGTCCAACTTATGTAGAATTACAAAAGTGTATTGTATTTTTAGAAAGCAAACGACTTATTATGAAATATATTGATTTGCGAGCAATTGTGCAATTCTTGCAAAGACACACATCAAATGTAGATTTCAGTTATTTCAAATCGGTACAAGATGTAAGTATTGAAAATATCAAACGATTTTATATTCACGTTCTCAAAACATTTACAGAAGATTCTTGGTCAACTGTGTACAAAGCAGAACTGGCAAGTAGAATATCACTGACTCCAACTATTGAATTTTGCACGAAAGATGCTCATACACTTGAACATGGTCCAACTATCTACATTACAAGTGATGTAGATAATGTTGCCAAATATTGTATTAAAACTGCATCTATTCCAGATTCAGTATTGTCTACTATTTTGAAAAATCTTGGACACAATGCAGTAATAAGCGACAAAATAACACAATTAGAAAAAGATTTGGAAGATGCAAATAGCAAAGAAGAAGATAAAGAAAAGAAGATGCTTAAAAATCAGCTGACACCTGAAGTTAAAGCGATACAAAATAAAATAACCGAATTACATGAACAAATTTTGCCAATGGTGTTGCCAGATGAATTTATACCGAATAAAAAAGCGCACTTGATTAAATACGGGCATTTGGATAAATTGGAAACTGCATTTTCATCTAATATAGATCCAACTACTGCAAAAGAAATATTATCGTTGGATATTGATAACAAATGGAAATTGTTACTTCTTATGGGAATAGGTGTGTTTGCAAAACATACAAATAGTAAATATATGGAAATTATGAAACAGTTGGCAACACAGCAATATTTATTCATGATCATTGCAGATTCAGATTATATTTATGGTACAAATTATTTATTCTGCCAAGGCTATATTGGAAATGGTATGCAACTTACACCAGAAAAAATTATACAAGCTATTGGACGAATTGGTAGAGGGCAACAAGGCCAACAGAATTCAATCAGGTTTCGCAATATTCATGATGTTCAGTTACTATTTTTGCCGCAAGAACATAATCCAGAAGTAGAAAATATAAAAAAGATTTATTCATAACAATTTAAATTTAATAACTTTTGTATAAATATGATGAAGATACTAAAAAATATATTACATTTGAAGAATTAGATAAAGAATTAAAAAAAGATTAACTATTTATTGACATTAAACTACTAAATATGTTAACAACATCTAAATAGTAATCAACCGATGCACTTATGAAATCCCCTTGATAATTTCTCTGTAAAATAACATTGGTATCATACAAAATATACACTGAAAACAAAAGTACTACAAACCCAGATATTAATTTATGGGAAAAACTTCCTGTGATAAAATTAAAAAGTGATACTAATATGAGTGTTATTAAACAGGCAAATAATGCTAATCCAAATTTCAAACCAAGTTTAATACCTAATACGCTTAATATTGATCCAAGTAATCCCATCAATACGAAAATACCCAATGTCCCGTAAAATGCAATTTGTACAATTGCATCACTTACTGATCTGGATGCTATTATAACACCCATTATACTTGAAAATATGCAAAATAGTATAAATTTAAGAATCATTGGAATAGTAAGGGACATGATAGATAACAAAATGAGGGATACAAAAAATAATCCAAATATATACCATCTATTTTGAATTTTAGGAGCTTTTGTCATTACATAGCGAGTAATCAATATTTGTATAATTAAATTAGAAAATACCAATAACAAGAACGTTTGTTTTGTGGCAAAAATGTTTTGAAATTTCATAGAATATGTGAATATTATTTTACAATATAAAATTGATTAGTTCTGTATAAATAATTCATTGTAGAGATGGTTTCTATCAAATATATGGCATTTATTTATGTTCTCTGGTATATTTTGCATATTGCTGCAGTACATTTATATGCAAAATATTGTGTTCCTCTAACATTTCATGGAATGTTGTTAGCTCCGTTTATAACTACTGCAAGTCATTGTGTAATTTTACGGTGGACAATTATGAATGGAGGTAATGCACCAATGGTAGTATCTGGACTTATATTTGTATGGTTGACTAAATTTATTATTCCACTACATTAAACATATAAGAGATCAGTTTCATACATAGTTACCGAATATTCTTCTCCATCTACAGTAACAATATCTTTAGTAGAAAGAGAATCACAACCAGGTGATACCGTACATTTTCTTTTGTTTATTTCAATAGGTAATTTTATATCATGAATAATGGTATAATAATACCATTTGTCTCTTCTATATTGTGCAGGTTTTCCAAATAAAATATGTTTTGTGGACCCTCGTGATATATAACCAACTTGTGAATATGTATCTTCATTATATCTCAATGGAGGTGCATAAGGATTTCTAACTGTATCTAATGAACTTTGCACAATTTGTACATTTAAATCAGGAGAACTTGGAGGTAATCTAGGGGATAAAGAATCCGTAACTGTAACTAATTGTTTAGGCGGCGATGGCCAAATAACAACAATAATGCAACAAAGAATTGCAATAATTGCAAATAATAGTAGATTGGATTGTTTTTTCATATAATAGTAGTTATATATTATATGAATTGTATTTTTATTTGTATCTTTCATCAAGAAAAGTATATTGAAATGTTTTATTTATTATTAGAAAGTTTGATTATGTATGGTAATCTAAAAGATACCAATATTGTAGTATATACTTCTACTGTATTTATGAATATTATAAAGTCACATTATTTATACAATAGTAATATTGTGTTTGAAATTAATGATACCTATAATACAGTTAATTTAGCATGTAAATCTAGATTAGATGTATTTAATTTAGAATCAGTACAATCTTGCAAAAAAATATTATATTTAGATACTGATATTTTAATTCAGCAAGATATCCAACCTCTTTTTGATTTATGTATAAATAATGTGTTATATGTAGTAAAAGAAGGATTGATTACCGATTCTGCAAATGATCATGGTTTAACTCTTTTTAAAGATGAAATTCATAATTACAAAGATAAAAGTGCATTTACAAGTGGAATATTATTGTTTAATAAATGCCCAGAAATACAAGAATTATTTGAAAATATAAAAGAATCTTTTGCTATTCCGTATATAGGTCCATGTAATGATCAACCTTATATTATTTATAATGCATTCAAATATAATTTATATGATAATACAACTATAACACCCTATGTAGAAAATTATAAATTATGGATAGATCCAACTTCCAATAAAAAATATGAATTGACAAAAAATAAAATAATTCACCATTTTCCACTTGCAGCAGGAAAATTTCAAGATAAATTAATACATATGTACAAATGTTTTGGAGAAATAAATGAATCATCTACTAAAATTTATAATACTTATCTCCCCCCATTAAAAAATACAACATTTCCGTTAGTTGGTATATGTATCTCATATAACTATTTTGATACATTGCAATTTATGTTACCTGTCAATTATTTACATTTTGATAAATTATACATAATTACACAAGAAGATGATGAACAAACAGTTGATTTTTGCAAACAATTTGATAATGTTGTGATATTAATTTATAATTTTAAATCTGCAAACAAAATATTTGACAAATTTGGTGCACTTAATTATGCACAAAAAATAGTATATGATACTTATCCAGACAGTTGGTATTTAATTATAGATAGCGATATTTTATTACCCAATAATTTTATTCATTTATTAAATCAAGAAATGTTAAACAACGATTGTATTTATGGTGGAATTAGAAATAATGTCTTCAATTCATCTGAATTATTGAATAAAAAAAGTATATTAAATACACCTTTAAATATTAATTTTAAATATAACAATATTACTTGGAGACATGGTGATTCGCCGCCATCCATATTGGGGTGTTTTCAATTATATAAAAAACATTGTTTTCATCGTACTATTTTTACAGATGCTGGCCATGGCGACTATGTATTTGGATATGACAATTTTAAATTATTTTGTAATTTAAATATACTATATTTTCATTTGGGAGAAACTGGTAAAAATTGGAAAGGAAAGGTATATTCGTTTGAAGATAATATACAAATAGAGTTGAATGCAATCTATTACAATTATGTAACTGCTTTAAACAGTATTTATTATAATAATGATCGCCAATTTATAAAATATGGCAATAGTATTCATATTGGCGATGATACATGGACATGTTCAGATAAAATGAGATATGATATTTCTACTTTTTTCAATAAAACACCAGATTTAACAATTGCAGAAATTGGTTCTTACAAAGGATATACAACTCAATTATTATCTAATGTATTCAAAAAAGTCTATTCTGTAGATAACAATCAAGAATTTATTACATTAAATAAACAGTACAATAAAAATGCAACAAATATTGAATATATAACATTAGATATTTATAAAAATAGTTGGAATATAATTCCAGAAACAGTTGATGTTGTTTTTATAGATGCAAATCATAACTATGATAAATGTAAAAGTGATATTGTAAATTCGTTACAACAATTTAAAAATTTAAAATATATTATATTTGATGATTATGGTGTATGGCCAGGTGTTAAACAAAATGTAGATGAATATCTTAAAACTACATTAAAATTTGAACAATTTATTGGGTTAACTAATATACCTTATTCAAAAGGTATTATACTTGAATCACACGAAGGTGTTATATGCAGTGTTTTTAAAAATAAGTCAAATGAAAAAACAGGTAACAAAATTAAAAATACAATTGATTTACTAATTAACAAAAAACCAATTGAAAAACCAATTGAAAAACCAATTGAAGTACCAATTAACAAAAAACCAATTGAAGTACCAATTAACAAAAACCCAATTGAAAACCCAATTGAAAAACCAATTGAAAAACCAATTGAAGTACCAATTAACAAAAACCCAATACATTTTAATTATATGGCAACTACAGTACAACCACGCAACAGATTCAAATTTACATTCAAATAAATTGAATTTGATTATACTATTTAGTGCATTAAAAAATGGAAGAAAAACACATTGTGCAAATTAATCGGTCCTATAATTTGTTTTTAAATTCAATACACAAACAAACTATTGCTTCTTATTATAATCTAGATCCTAATAGTACTGTTAATGTTCTTAGAACTCAACTAGATACATTTATAATCAAATATCATTATGAAAATACACCGCCATTAATTAGACAATTCAATTTATCTACTGATTTGTCTAATTATATTAAATCATTTCTTATCCAAAAATATACAATTTCGTCGCAAATTTATTATCCACGTGATTATCCATTTCACTCGCCAACATGGACACTTATTGATAGTACAATTTCCATTTTTGAAATAGATAAACAATTTAAATTTTATAATCGGCAACTATTAGATTCATGGGTACCTTGTATGTCATTAGAAAATGACGTGCTTTGTTATATTGTATGGGTGCAATCATTACTATAATTTTGTAAAATAGTCATATGTTTTGTCATATAAATAAGCAACTGTACTTCTATTTTCTCGGCCATTAGGTGTATATGCACTATATATTTTTTTGTATACTTTATAAAAATCAACTCCATTCATAAGTAACCATATCACATAGATTAAAAATAAAACAAGTGTATATATTATTTCTTTTGATGTTATTTTAGTATTCCATACTAAATAAAGTGGAATAATTTTTATCCAGAAATTAATAAATATAAATCTAAAAAAAGTGTAAAAAGATGATTGTTTATAAAACATTGCCAATAATAGTATGAAATTTTCTAGTATTCCACAAAGTAGTACAAATTTAGGTGAGATGCTAACAATACGTAAAATAAATAGAATAGCCCATGCAAAAATCCAGTAAGAAAATATAAAATCAATACGAAGAAATTTTGCCATTTATATTATCCTATATTTTAAATGACGTGAAATAGAATCATCTGTATAGTTTGTTTTATTTTTCCCTCTGTCTTTATTCAAAAATATATAATGATTAAAAAATACATCCGTTTCATTTAATACAACTGTTGGTTTCCCGTCAGTAATTACATGTACCGAAAACGTTTTTACATTTTTAGGTATTACAAAATTCTTTTGATATTTTTGAATACTAATAGTATCACAATTATAAATGTTTAAAAAATCGCTACCTTCTGTAGACATTTCATTAGGATTATAGAAAAATTTATTCATTAAAGTAAATCCCCCAATTTTTGTAGTGTCGTATGCATATTTTGCAATTATATCTTCAAAAAATGTATGTATATTTGTGTGTGATTGCATGTTAACATATTCATCTATATCTAGTAACCCAATATATTTACTTTGGAATGCATAGATAGAATGATTTTGTTGAGTTGTTTGTCCGCTAATTCCACTTTTAAGCAATATGTATGGAAATGACCATTGTATCAAAATAACTTGTTGTAATTGTATATAGTCTTGCAATAATGTGGATAATGTATTGCTTATACTATTATCATAAATAATAAAACGGGTTATTCCAATGTGTAAATGAAAATCAATCCATTGTTTTATATATTTATCTTCATTTTTTACTATTGTAGATAATATAATTTCATCTTTCAATTCTGAATATTTATTTACATGTGTATGTATTATTTGATTGTTTATACGAAGACTAATAGTAGGTGTAAATGGTATAGTTAATGTATAAATAAAAGTGTGTTGATGGGGACATCTGTATAAACTGCATTTTTTATCATTTACATAAATATCTATATCGGTTTCGGCTGGACGTATAATAATTAATTTAGTGTTGTAAAAAATATCATAAATTTGATATTTTGCAATGTGGTTTGGAATCATAATATATTTTAACTAATTTTTTTAATTAAATATAAATTAATAATATGAAAAGAAAAGGTGGAGGAATTGAAGTTGGTGCTAGAATAGGTAAAAATAATCCAATCAGTTTTAAATGGATTAAACCAAGTATAATAGATGGAAGAACTTGTTATCAAGTAGGTCCGTTTAAATGGTGCAAACGTAAAACTGAAAGAAAAACTAGAAAAAGTAAAAGAAAAACTAGAAAAACAATAAACTAATATAGTATATGATACTTGGAGGAGGAATTTCAGGATTATACATTGCACATGAACTATTAAAACGTAATCCAGACCGTAAACTTATTATACTTGAAAAATATAAATTAGGTGGACGTATTTTTACATACAAAGATAAAAATATGTTAGTAGAAGCAGGTGCAGGCAGATTTAGTAAAACCCACAAAAGGTTAATGAAATTATTGTACGAATTTCATTTAGATCAACTTATCCCAATTTCATCTAAAAGTGAATTTGCAGAAGGATCGCCCTATAATTTGAAAACAGTTATTGCAAAAGTTGTTGCATTCAGCCGAATAGATCCGTTGCACGATTTAACTAAATTATCGTTTTTGAATTATGCTCGGTTAGTTGTATCTAAAGAAGAAGTACAATTTATAGAAGATTCATTTGGATATTATACAGAATTAAATATGAATGCAGAAGCTGCTATTGCATTATTGCACAATTTAAATGAAGATTTTTATGTTTTAAAAGGTGGGTTGTCGCAACTTATAGATGCAATGGTAAAACGAATTAAAATGTGTCCAAATGTAGAAATTAGAAAAGAAGAAGTTGTAGGTATAGAACGTATAGATCAATATTATTTTATACGAACGAATAAACGCGAATATGAGACACCATTTTGTATATGTACATTTCCTGCTGATATTGTACGAAAGTTTTCTTTTTTCAAACAAATTCAACCGTTATTGAAAATAACAAGTTCACCATTGTGTAAAATTTATTGTACATTTGATAAGCCATGGTTTAAAAACATGCCAAAAATGACAACTCGGTCGCCGTTGCGAATGATCATACCCTATTCCAAAAATACAGTCATGTTTTATAGTGATGATAAATATGCAAATTATTGGAATGATATTTATATAAAACAGGGTGTATATGGTTTAAATAAAGCAATACGATATTATGTAAAGGATGTATTGGATATAGATATAAAACCAATACATACTAAAATATTTTATTGGGAAAATGGAGTTGGATATTGGATGTTAGGTGCAAAGAGAAAAGAGTTGGCGGAACAAATACAAGAACCTTTCTCTAACTTTTATCTATGCGGTGAAAATTATTCTGCCAATTATCAACAATGGATAGAAGGTGCACTAGAAACAAGTGAAGGTGTATTGAAACGAATTATCTTCTAAAGGATTTTCTACCTCTGGCAAATCATTATATATTTTTGTAATCATTTGGAAATTCTTTAATCAAGTCTCTGCATCCAGAAAGGGCACCTTGATTTTCTAAACGTGCTTTTCTTTTTTTTGAAAATGAAGGCAACCATTTATTTTTACCACATTTTTTTTGGCAATATACCTGATTGCAACCATTTAAATACAATTTTTCAAGAATATTTGCCAATTTTTTATTCGTTTTACGGAGTGTTTTAATAGGTTCATATTTAAGACCTGATCTTTTAGCAAATTCAATTTCAACTCTTTCTCTTTCTGGAAGAAAAACTTTTCTACAAAAGTTTTTGCAGGTCTTTGAATTTGCCTTTTTCATAAATTATCCGTATATTATTCTATATATCGTGACTTATCTTTGAATACTACGTAACCCGCAAATAATGGAAGTGTAATAGGATACATGATTCCAGTTAAAAATCCTAAACTAGTATAACCTATCCAACTAGAATACATCATCAACGATGAATTTTCAGTTTTGAACGTATTCAACGCTGCTGCATTAAATCCTATCATAGTAGGAACAATAACCATAATAGGTAAAAATGTTTTATAAGTTTGCAAGCTCATAGACAATATAAAAAATTATGTTTAAATTATTGTGCAATACACTGATTTTTAAGTTGATTACATTTTCTAGAAAATAAATTGTCTGCAGTACGTTTTGCTAATACCCGTGCATAACTTCCATTTTTAACACCTTCATTTTTCAAATTAATTTTATTGTTTGTTGCAGTCAATACATTCATTCTAACTTCATAATTAGGAACTTTAGGTGTTGAATTAAAACTCATACTTTAGTCTGTTATTTTTTCTAAATCATTCACAAAAAACAACAATTCAATGTTGTCTTCATGAATTGTATTGAAAATGGTTATATATTTACACAAAATCTGTATAATTTTGTATTTAGTATGATCATCGTATAAAGGTGAAACTTTTAAATATAAGAAATAAAATTCTAGTATATCAATAACAGAATACCCATCTTTTTGAATTGTTGTAATTGTTTTGATTGCATTTATTTTATCTTTTTTCAAAATAAAAGAAGTAAATGTGTCAAATAATTCATGTTTAATATCAGTACATAATTGATATACACAATCTATTGTAATTGGAATGCATACAAGTTTAAATTTTTCAAGATAATTAAGTAAAACGCGCGAAGATTGGCGTGATATAGTTAAAATATGTGGAATAGTTTCAGGATCAAGTTGAATCTGTTCATGTTCTACCACTTTGTGTAATAATGATTCTAAATAATTGTTGGTGATTGTATATAATTTAATATTGATAAGACGTGAATGTATATTATCAATAATTTTTTGAGAATTGCTGCAAGTTGTAATAAAATGTACGTTATTACTATATTTATCCATGTAGTTCAAAAAAATTTGCTGACTTTGATTATTAATTAAATCCAAATCGTCTAGAATAATAATCTTTTTCTTGTTAGGAATACTAGATGTAGTTTGGCAAAAACATTTAACATCAGATCTGTAATATTGAATTCCTTGTTCTCTCAAACTATTAATAATCAAAATATTGTCATGAATAGATGTAGTTGATTCGTTTTTGTAATATTCATTTACAATAATATTACTTAAAATAGTTTTTCCAGTGCAGTGGCCACCAATAATGATAATGTTTAATAAATTAGATTGGATTAAATCATACACCATTTGTTTCATTATAGTATCCATATCAAAATCATGCAATGAGGTTGGCATATATTTATATACAAATGGGGAGAGCATAAATATATAACTACTATTATTTTATATGCGTTAATTAATATAGAATTAATCATAAATATATACTATATGGAAAGTACATTCCACAAAATATTAAATAGAGATGGAATAAAACAACAAGTAGTTGATTTTTTAAAATATTTTGATGAAAATAAAACAAATATACTTACAAAACGGTGTATTTATTTGCATGGTCCAACTGGTTCTGGTAAAACTAAATTTATAATGGACATTTTAAAAGAGTTATTGTATGATGTAATCAACTATGATGCATGTGATTCTAGAACAAAAGACATTATTGACAATATTAGTACATATCATTCTTCTGATACAAATGTAATCAGTTTATTTACAAAAAAGAAAACAAAAATTGCCATTGTAATGGATGATATTGAATGTATGAATAATGGCGATAAAGGTGGTATTAATACATTGATTAAATTAATTCGTCCCAAAAAAACAAAACGTCAAAAATTAGAAGGAACTACACATATACCTATTATTTGCATTGGAAACAATTACATGGATAAAAAGGTAAAAGAATTGATGAAATGCTGTACTGTAATTGAAATGAAATCGCCTACCACTATTCAAATTAAACAAATTTTGAATTATTTAATTCCAGGAAAACCTGAATATAGTATTTATGTAGATCGTGATTTGAAAAAAATTATTCAATTGTATAACATGGTAACTGTAAATAAAATTAACCAATTATATTTACCTTATTTATTTGAACCAAAGCCAATCAATGAAGATTCAAAACAAATTACGAAACGTATTATGAATACATCAATGCAATTAAAAGATCATTCTATCATGAATGATACGGATAGAACAATTGTTAGTTTATTATGGCATGAAAATATTATTGATTTGTTTGAAAAAATGAATATAGATGAAAGTATACCATTATATGTGCAAATATTGGATTTGATTTGTTTTTCAGATTATATTGATAGAATTACATTTCAAAAACAGATATGGATGTTTAATGAAATGAGCTCTATCTTAAAAACATTTTATACCAATTTCATTTTTCAAAAAAGTAATGTACAACATCAAAAAATAAGTGAAATTCGGTTTACCAAAGTACTTACCAAATATTCTACAGAATACAATAATATAGGATTTATTCAACGTATATGCAAAGAATTAAATATGGACAAAAAGGATATGTTTTCTTATATGCAACAGTTGAGAAAAATAGATAATGTAAATAGTATGATGCACCAGATAGATCATACAGACATTACGTTATTGGATATTCAGCGTATTTTTAGATTTATGGATAAAAATATTTGACAAATGTATATGGATGGAAACACAATATTTAGATTTGCTATATTAGCATGCGCACTTTTTGTAGTTGGAAATGGATGGATAACAGTTACAACATTAAATCCAGAAATAAATAATATAATGAAAGGTGGCAAAACTCGCCGAAGAAAAAATAAAATACAATAGTATGCAAACCGAATTAGTTGTTATTTCTGCAATAATTGGTACTCTTATTATAGGACGCGGTATATGGCAATATGTTTCTCACCCATCGGCTAAAACTAGAAGATCTTCTTCAAATTCAACACGATCTTCAAGAAATAGTGCAGTAGAACGTGCAGAAAAAGTAGAAAAATATAAAGCGTTTCAACGAGCACATAATCGTGTCCGTGTCAATGAATATGGCGAGATTGACAATGATGATGATCCACGAAAACAGTATGAAAATATAAGACAACAAACTAGACGCCGATAAATTACTTGGATCTTTCACACCATTCTACAAATTCAGGGCGTAAATTAAAAAAAACGTAAAAATTAAAATAAAACAATATAGTATGGAAGCAGGAGCGGTGCATGGCGAGGGGAACAAGGGGAAGGTGATGGATTATGGAACATTAACAGAAGATTTTGATTCATTGGAACATATTAAATTAGAACATGTAACTAAAGTAAAAGTATATATATTGGAAAAAGACGATATCATAGAGTATACAAAGGGGGCAGAAATTATAGATGAACTTATACGGTTAGATAAAAATCAAAATTATGTTGTAAAAGAATTTACCGTTCCAAATTTAACATCACGCGCAATCGGTCATACTAAAAAAACATTTATGATGCGAGAAATTAATGGATTCAGAAATATTTTGCCTGTTATAAAAAAACATAATATTGTCGGTATTCCTTACAAAAATCATACATTAATTGGATTTGAAATTATTATGAAAAACAAAGGAATTTTATATGATAACACAGATTCAAGATGTTTCATTGTAAATACAAAATGTATGCAAACCATGAGTGAATTCATTGTAAATAAATTCACAGAACAAGAATTTATACAATTTGTAGAGAATATTTTGTCTATATTAGTAGACATACAAAAATTAGATGTTGCACACGGTGACATCAAATTAGCCAATATTATGAAATGTAATGATACATATGAATTAATTGATTGGGACAACAATCGTCTTTTAGATTATAAATTTTTAACTAAAAATAGATATTTAGGGTTATCTCCAATCTATTTTAAAATAGTATATGGAGCTGTTTGGTATCCTGCATTTAAAGTTGCATTAGTAAATTATTATAAAGAGACTGGTGGGTATGATTCATTAATTAATAGTGAATATGCCAATAATATTATAGAACATTATAATTTATGGTTTGATAAATATTCGGTACAAGAAACATTTGATGAAGTTAAATATTCATTAGATTTGTGTGCATTTGGTATGGTTTTGTATGGTATGTTGTTACGCAATAAACATATAAAAAATGTACATAAGGAATTTATTATGAATTTGTATAAAATGAAAAATGCAGAAGTTGCATTACGTGAGTTTAGAAAATATAATAATATTCGTAAATCCAAACATAAAATACATAAACGAAATAAAACTCGTAAAAAATAATTGTTATCTTATATTCAATACAAGATAACAATTATATATAATTATATTATGAATCATACAATAATTATTTCTGGGTTTGCAGGAGTTGGTAAATCTACATTAGAAAAAAAACCAAATCTTAAGGTATTAGATTTAGATTCTAGTGCATTTACTTGGTGTCCTGGTGCACCAAGCTGTCCTAATACAAGTCGTCCTTATAAAAAATTTAGGAATCATAACTTTAAATATGATTATATAAATGCAATTATAAGTGCCTATAAATCACAGAAATATCATTATATATTTGTTTCAACCCATGAAGAAACTAGACAGCTTTTGAATGCCAACAGTATACCATTTACATTAGTTTATCCTAGTATAGATAGAAAAGAAGAATTTACAGAAAATTATATTAGAAGAGGAAATACTGATGCATTAATTAAATATCTTACAGAAAATTGGAATACATTAATAACAAATTTAAAAAATGACACATATTCTAATCAAAAAATAGAAATGACAAGCGGTTATTTAGATGATTATATTAATAAAATTACACAATATAATAAAGGAGGAAAATCACGAAATAATAAAAAAAATAAAAGAAAAAGTAAAAAACATAATAAATGAATATACAAGATAACAATTATATGTCAGCTAATGTAAGACCTTGTTTCAACCATTTACATACTCTAGAAGGATGCAATGCAACAGAAATAAGTTCATCCCGAATTATATCTATACGTTCAGTTGCCATTTTTGTGTAATTATATTCAAAAATGGCAAAATTACATGATAACCAATATCCAACAATTTTATCTGGATTTTCTTTCAATATATCAATTGCAGCAGGATTCATATTTAAACACACCCAATCTACTTTATTTAAATTTTTACGAATATGTTCTATTGCCAATGGATGCGTATTTTTTGAAAATGTACTCCATCGTATCTCATCTGGATTTTGCAATAATATATGTATTGCACCTGGATTTTCAGATAAAGATTTCCACCTCATTTTATCAAAATATTTTACAATTAATTTTAGTGCAGACGGATTTTTACCAATTGCATCCCATATAACTTCAGATACGGTATCTGCATTATCTAAATAATATTCCATAAGATCTATTGCTAATGGGTTTGTATTTTTACATAAATTGTACAAATTGTGTTTTATATAATGAGGTTTTACTAAATGTAGTGCATGTGGATTTTCTAATAATTGTTCTTGTACCCAAGGGCTATCTATATATTCACACTTTTCTAGTATTGGAATAATCGCAGGATTTTTATTTTTAAACCAAATTCCTTCTTTTAATAAGGATGGATCGCGATATAGATATTTTATAGCACTAGGATTCGTACACATAATGGATGATGCCATATAAACCTGATTTTTTTCTAAATAATCTAATGCATTTTTATTGAAATGAAGCATTTGGTATGATAAACTATCAGCAGGTATCCAATCAAGCAATTCCATTTTTTTTGTTGTAATTAGTAATTTGAATTCAATTTTGTATAAAATTGAAATTATTTGATGCAAACATATAATTTAAAAAATGAACGATGATGTAATTGGTATCATCAAATCGTATGCAGGGGTTACGCCACTTGATATCGCGAACGCATACTGGAAATGGCATCCATATCTTAATTCAATGAAAAATACGCGGTTTAAAATAAAACAAATATATGCATTGATACACCTTATTGAAATATTGTACAAACCATGCAATATCAATGCATGTACTGTTGCACATGAAATGAAATATATAGAAAATGTAATTTATAATAATTATTTAAAGTTTAAACAGGTAGATTCATTTTCTATTGCCATTGCATTTTATCTTTCTGGGTATAAGTTAGAAACCTATCAACATTATAAAAATCCATTACAGTGTCGTCTTTTGAATTGCGATCAAACTTCGCAAATAGAACAAAAAAACTATTCATTTAATTTATCTAAAATTTTATGAAGTAATTGTTTAATAGATACTAATTCATTCTGTACATCAACTGGATCAAATATATTATAAAGAGGTACATCTGTAGTTTGTTGAATTGTATGCACACGTTCTTCAAAAAATGTTTCTCTACTTGTTTTTAATTCTGTATCTGTTGTTTGCATTGTATTGATTGCAGGAACAAATAATCCTAAAAACAATTTATTTTTTTCAGTTATTGTAGTTTCAGCCTTGTCGGCAATCAATATATTTTGTTCAAATATTTTCATAATTCCATCTTTGTTTAGTCCGGGTCTAAATAAATTCATTTCACAAACAAGATCCCATAACATTCGTTTATTTTCATTTGTGTTCATATATAACATATATGAATCATCTTTATTATGAATTAAAATATTTTTTTCTTAATTTTTCCATAGCTTTGTCTGGAAATCTTTGTTTTCCGTTGAAAAAATTATAATTACGGGTTGTTAACATGGTAATAATAAAAAACAAAGTATACATGCCACATTCTGTATTTTCAAATTGATGCTCGGATGGATAATTTTGAACGAATTTAAAATTTGGATTTTGACCTTGAACTTGATCTACAAAATGTTTAATATTTTTGTGTATTTCTTCACCTGTAGAATCAAAATAATAAATAATTTTTTTACGCATATTAATAAAACAAGATACCCAATGTGTTCCACTTCCATTATGTGTGTCTAAATTAAATACAATTCCAATATATTTATATTTAGTAGTATTTACATTAAATGCACATAATTCTGGCCAAACACATTTTCCATATTCTTTTACATAATAATCTGATGGTGAAGGACCAATATATTTAAATTCTGGATGAGCAACTTCATATTGTTTCAATACAGCCGTAATATCAGTACTAGACAACCATTCGTTCTTATTATCTTTCCAGCTTGCAGGACTTTTGGGTGCAAAAACACCATTAGTTGGTATATTCAATTCTTTTGCCCAGCAAGATTCAGTCTTACAATTTTTAATATTTTCATCTAATTCTTGCCATATTTTTACAGGATTACTGGACTTTATTTTTTTAGTACGCGTAAGATTATATTTACGTTTCAATTGTGTAAGTTGGTTACTAGAATAACAAGAATATCTTTTATTTTTTTTATAAAGAGGGGAACATACTTCAGGGTTTACCATGTATTAAAAACATATTTTTTTGTTTTTTCTTAATAAGAATATCTATTTTTTTGGGAACAAAAATAAATTGATCCCCATTAATAGGACCAATATCTTTAATTTCATTCGTATCTTGTCGTTTAAAATATTGTATGCAATCAGAAACATAATTTTGAAATGAATCTGTTGGCATTCCAATTGGTTTATTTTCAAACATAGCAGTAGTTAATTCTAGGATACGTTGTTTGTAACTTTCATCATATTCTTGTACTGGTCGTAAAGTTGTGCTACGTTTTGGGTTAAATAACGAAGTAATAGATGGATCCATATTACTTCGTTATTTAATTATTTGTACTAAAAATCTCATGAAAGGGAGTTGAACCCTTGGCCTACGGATTTACAGTCCGTCGCTCTACCAACTGAGCTATCACGAGTAGATGCCCAAAAAAGGAGTTGAACCTTCTATCACTGAATTGCCTTTATGTGATTTACCGAATTGGACATAAAGTATACCATAAATTTTGTTTAACTTGTTTTAATTAATATTTAATGCTAAATAAGTAATTAAACCAACTGCTAAAGAGCGAACAATAAGAGACATATCGTCATCTTTTACACCCATTTTCTTAACAAATTTATATACTGGTGCAGATGCAAAAATAACGAAATTAATCATAGCGACTAAAGTAAATACAAGTTTGTGATCCATAAATATACTATATATTTTCCTAAATTGGAATTGAAAATTCGGTACACCAATGAATCCATTTTTCTTTAGATTCGTCTGTATATTGTAAATGATCAAATTGTACTTGACCATACATGGCATTTAATTCATTCATTTTAGTTATAAAATAATACGGCAATACTAATTTTTCATAATTATCTAAATGAACTATTTTTTTGAATTGTGTGCATACAATATATTTTACTAAACTTGTGTTACTAATTGCACGAGGTTTACAAATATGTACATTTTCATAACAAGCACATAATAAATAAATTAATTGAATTGTTGAATATTGTGTAGTGTCTGTAATACGAAGAAAACACATTCCTCCTGAAATTTGGTGATTAAGTACATACATTACTTGTTCTTTAAAATCATCTATATCACCAATAATTAACTGCACCGACTTTGTTCTTAATTTGAAAGATATATTTTTTTTAATCCAATCAAAAGCTTCCATACATGAATTGCTGCCAACATATGTAATTTCAGTAGTATCAGGTATACGATTTGTATGCAACAATTCTAACATTACAAAAAAAGAAGCAGATTGAGGTTTATATTTACTTAATGTAACTATTTTATCTTCTACTTCAGCAGTAGGTTGGAATGTAGTTAAATAATATTGTAAAGAATTGCATGGTGTAGAATAGGGTACGTTGCCCTCTTTATATGATAAATTTACTTTAGGTAATATATAAATCATTGATACATGATTATATAAAACATATTTAACTAATTTACATTAACTTTTAAATATTTATTTATTTCATAAACTTTGTTTGCACGAAATTCAAACTCTTTTTTTTTCTGGAAAATGTAGTATCTGTTTAAAAATGAAATTGCTTCTTGATTTGGATCTGTTGACATATCTTTATATTTACTATCTACTGTTTTAAATAAACCCGTTCCGTTTGGAAATTCGCGAATATTAGTTGCTAATTCAAATCCATGTTTAGACATGACTTGTATGAAATAATCTGCAAACACTAAATATTCTTTTAAAAATTTATTTTTATTTAACGTTAACTGTTTCACACCTATAGACAAACTCATAAACTGCGATGATGTTCGTTGTTTTATTTCTGTATTTTCATATTGTTTTTGAATATTTGAAAATGGTACAACACTTGGATCAAGCGTACTAGATAATTTAAATGTACCATATTCATCGTGTGCAGTAGACATACTTTCACCTTTTTTAATATCTTTTAGTAATTCAACAATACTTTCACCGTCAAAACAAGTTGCGCAAAAATAGCCACCAAGTTGAATGCAATCCATTAAATTATACACAAATTTAATAACTGATTCTTCCGAGTCAAACATATAATGCAGTGCAAATTGTATACTCCCTATATCAAACCCTTTACTGCACATTCCATATGGCAAGCGCGATTGTTCTGGTAACATAGGAGGATAAGTTGTATCCATACCAAACAAATACTGTACAATTTTATTCTCATAATCATGTTTTATAGCTTCTCCTGTTTTAATTCGTAAACTGCTGCTACCCTCTACAAAAAGCATGGGAGTTCCAGGTTGTTCTCTTCGTTGCACTTTTTGCATTTTTCTACGAACAACACGCATAAATGCACCGTCCGTTTCATTATGTAAATTGTCGTTGTTAATATCTATACCAAGTACAAATCCACATTTAACATCATCCCATTTTTGTATATCACCGCCCTTTCCTGATGCAAAATCAATTAACATTGGATTTCGTTTGTGAGTAATTTTGACTTTTTCTGCAATTTTTTCAATCAATATTCTTTTCACGTCATTGTGAAAATCACGAATTAATTTATGTTGTTTCTCTTTACCCTTCAATGTATAATATTCATCTGTTAATTCAGTTGGACGCAATGATTTTTCGTTGCTACTTGACTCGTCCGCAATAGGCGTAACTATCATATCATACGTAACTGGATTGTGTATACTTATCCAATTTTTTACTGCAGTAGTGTATGCATTTGGATCTGTTTTATCCCACCGAATACGAATTGGAGTCCATCGCCAACCTTTTTCTTTTATCCTATCATATTTAAATTCTACAATGGATCCATTTTCAATTACTTCTACTGGATGTCCTTCACTAACTGTGCAAATATTTCCTTCTTCATTTGTATAACAATTACATACGAATGCAGTAACATCGTATGGAAGTCCACCAATAAACGGAATAAGTTTTTTACCATTGGAATTAACATCAAAATTTTGATAAACAGAAACAGATGGGCATGCAGTATAATCAGATACAACTTTACCAGAATAAGAAGAATAGGATGATTTTAATGTAATTACTTTATATTCTCGTCCCGTAATTGTTTTTTTCACATCGGTATCAATATGTACATAAAAATCAATCGTATTTTCTTCGGGAGGTTTCCATTTGAAATTTAAATCCCATGTAATACGCCTATTTACAATAGGTTTATCTACACTAGTCAAGCCAACTCCATATAGAGTTGGTGTAAAAATAAGACCATCTTTGTGATATGCAGTTGGAGTTTCATATAATAATTTACAATTTCCTGCAGAGTAAGGTAAAAATTGTTTGTATTGAATATTGTATTTGTTTTCTACTAAATTTGTAATGTTTAAAAATACAGTATTCACCACACGCATTAAAACTTCCCGCCGAATAGGTAAATCATACGATCGTACATCATTTTTATCAATACCAATATTTTGTTTATTTATATCCGTCATAGGTTCAATATTTAAATAATAAATATCAAATGCATAAAATGTATTGTGAAACTGATTTTTAGAATCTTTGAAAACATGTTCTCCATCTAATACAAATGGAACAGTTGGTAACCCTTTTTGCTCTTGTAATTTACAATTCATATTTTCAACTTTACCAGACGTCGGTATAAGATATAGCTTCAATGCCGATGAAATAAACAACAATTTACGTTCTCCATCTGCTTTATCTGTTACCATAAATTCAGTTTCATTCAATAGGGGTAAATTTTTATGTTGTAATGTAACTGTATTAGGTCCTATAAAATTAAAATCTTTACTTTTTTCACCAGAAGGAAAAAGTTGTTTATACTCTTCTTGTACATTTGCAATTTCTTTATACGAAATAGGAAAGTTCGTTCGTTGCAATCCTTTTAAAACACTTGTAATTACAAACGAAATTTCACCTTTTATTTCCTTTTCTACAATTTTTTTATCTGGTTCTATAAATTCAGCTTCAATTTCATAGTTAGGTTGCATGCTAAATACCTGATTCATTGTTTTAGTTGGACTATCTCGTAACATTTTTACAATACTGCAATCTATTACAACATACGGATGGTCTGGATGATATAATTGGATTCGTTTCATAAACCTAAATGTATTTTTCTCTGTTATAGATTCTACAGTTGGTTTTATTGTTTCAGAATTTAATGAAAATTGAACATTATATAATGGATGTGTAAATGATTCTGTTACTTGTTGTTTTTCAATATATTTCATATTTTCTATGGTTGGATTGTTGCAATATTTTTTAATATTCTCAATACCATCTATTTCAGTTCTAATATTTTTACCTATGGAAATACGTAATAAAGATACGCGTTCTTTAATTTTAAACCCGCATATTAACAACCACTCTATCACATTATTGTAATCACTTCTTGTAAGAGGTGTTAAATAATGTTTAAAACGTAACTCAAACTCGTATTTAACTGAATCTGAATTTTTATATTTAAGATAAGATTCTAATATTTTATCCATTCTATGCTATATACATATAATATTATTTAATCAATTTTAAAAAAGGATATTTGATTGAATATCACTATATATTTGTTTTTTTGTTTTTGAAACGGGAATGTTTAATTTGTTTGCAATGTCTTGTAGATCTTTCAATTTATAATGAGATAATGCATATAATGGATGAGTAGCATGATAATACTTATCATATAGTTGACCTTCCCATGGAATAAGTTGATCGTTATCTATAACATGAGTTGGTGGATAATTTCCAATTGGATATACACACCTATCTATTACCCATATATTACATTTTTTCCATTTACATAATTGTATAAACGTATTTAATGTAACGGCGTTTAATTCAATATCTTGTACAATTTTACGCGGTGCATTAGCTAAAATATCTATTTTAGTTGTAGACGTAAGATTTATAAAAGAGTCTACAAATTTGTTGTGCAATTTATAATTATCAAAATTTATTTTATTTAAAACAAATTTTGATATCTTCATAATTTATTAAAAAAAATATCTTTAAGTTCATCCTTTTTCTGTTCTGTTTGATTAATTTGTGTTTCTTGAAGGTTTACATAATCAATATAATTTTGCAATTTTTGCATAATTTCAACAGATACGTTGGATAAATTAATAAATATTCCATTTTGATTTTCATTATAACTGCATTGATATTTACTAATCAACAATTTTCCAATCTCAATATGATAATGTTTGGGCATAAGTTCAATACATTCTTTCATTTCATGCAAATTCATATCTACCTTTTTTAAATATGTTTAACTCTTTTTAAAAATTGATATTATTTTTATACCTAAAATAATGTATTGAATGGAGCGTCGTATTTTAGATAAAATTGCATCCCAAAATGATGTATTCATGAAACAATTAGTGAACGAAATTAATAAAGTAAAACAAGAAGAAGTTACAATTGATCAATTATCTCAATGGGTACAATCTATGAAACTTGTTGATATTTCAAAATCAGATTTCAGTAAACGTAAACGAGCTAAAAATTGCGTACCACATGATTCTAGGTGCGAAGCTAGGTGTGCAAAAGGTAGCGGGCATGAAGGCGAACAGTGTACGCGTCGTAAAAAAAACGGTCATTTATATTGCGGAACACATACAAAAGGAATTCCACATGGAATTATGAAACATCAAGAATCTCCTATTAAAGAAAAGACGATATGGGCAGAAGAATATCGCGGGATTATGTATTATATAGATGAAGATAATGTATACAATACTGAAGATATTAAGAAAAATAAAGTGAATCCTGAAATTATTGGGTCTTGCAAAAAAGTTGGAACATCGTATGTAATACAGTTAAAATAAATAGTTAATATATGGCATGTTCCCCTGATTTAACATTTGAAGAATGTGAGTTGGCAATATTACGTGTAAATGCAGATAAGATTGAAAAAGAGCAAGGAAAAATATTGGTAGATTCTCCTGAAACACAACAAATTATAAAATTAGTAGAGTCGTTTATTAAACAAAAAAAATTAATTATTTATGGTGGAACTGCAATCAATAATATATTGCCTAAAACGGATAGATTTTACGATTATGCGTATGAATTACCTGATTACGATTTTTTTAGTGAAAATGCATTAGACGATGCAAAAGATTTGGCTGATTTATTTGCAAAAGAAGGATTTACAAATGTAGAAGCAAAAGCTGGTGTACATCATGGAACTTACAAAGTATTCGTAAATAATATTGGTGTTGCAGACATTACTTTTTTACACCCTGAAATTTTTGATGCATTACAAAAAGATGTAATTCGTATAAAAGGATTAATTTATGCACCTGCAAATTTTTTAAGACAAAGTATGTATTTAGAATTATCTAGTCCTAAAGGTGATATTTCACGATGGGAAAAAGTATTAAAACGGCTTACGCTTTTGAATAAATATTATCCATTAAAAATAAAAAAGTGCAAGACATTTCAACGCAAAATGGAAACACAACAAAAAATAGATGAAAAAAAGATATTCTCTATTGTAAAAAAATGTTTTATAGATGAAAAACTTGTTTTTATTGGAGGATATGCCAATGCACTTTATTCGCAATATTTACCCAAACATCAAATTAAAGATCTTCCGGATTTTGACGTATTGGCAGAAGATCCCGAAAAAATATGTGAACTTGTTAAAACTAAATTAGAAAATGAAGGAGTGCAAGTAAAAATAAATAAATATCCTGCTATTGGTGAATTAGTCAACGAACATTATTCTTTACAAATTGGGGAAGATTATATTGCATTTATTTATAAACCAATAACATGTCACAGTTATAATGAAATTAAATTAGGAAAAAATAAAGAATTCGTACGAATAGGTACAATTGATACGTTATTGACTTATTATATGGCATTCATTTATACAGATCGTGACTATTATGATATAAATAGGTTATTATGTTTATCTACTATGTTATTTAATGTGCAACAACGATATAGGTTAAAACAATCAGGATTATTGAAACGGTTTGGTACGGAATGTTATGGTGCACATCTTACATTAGCAGATATACGTGATTTAAAAACAGAAAAACGAAAAAAATTAGATTTCAATAGCAAAGAATATGAAACATGGTTTTTAAATTATAATCCATTACATAAAAAAGCAAAAACAAAAGCAAAAGCAAAAACAAAAGCAAAAACAAAAGCAAAAACAAAAACAAAAACAAAAGCAAAAAAAACTAAAAAAAATAAAATTGATCAATAACATGTATTCTAATAAATGCATAAAATGACAACTGGTACGAATGCTGCAACGGATCTTTCGCAATATGTAATGCGAAATGAGCATGATCACGTACTTTTAAACCCAGATACATATGTTGGATCGGTTGAAAATGTTGAAACGGATAATTGGATTTTTAAAGATGGAAAAATTCAAATGCAAACAATTCAATATAATCCTGCACTATTGAAACTATTTGATGAAATTATTGTTAATGCAAACGATCACCATATTCGTACAAAATTAAGTGAAAACCCAGTTACACATATTCAAGTTACAATTGAAAATGGAACAATTACAATTACAAATGATGGTGAAGGAATTGACATTGCAGAACATCCAGAACACAAAATATATATTCCACAACTTATATTTGCAACATTACGTACTTCTCGTAATTTCAATACAGAAGAAAAACGAATTGTTGGAGGTAAAAATGGTTTTGGTGTAAAACTTGCATTTATTTGGGCAACTTTTGCAAGTATTGAATGTGTTGATTCTGTACGTCAACTTAAATACACCCAATCATTTGAAGATAATTTGAAAAAAATTCACAAACCAGTCATTAAACCTTGTAAAAAGAAATCTTATACTACTATTACGTTTCGTCCCGATTATGCACGACTCAAATTGTCTGGAATGGAACCTACTATGCTATCTTTAATAGAACGCCGTATTCACGATATTGCATCTATTACAGATAAATCTGTAAAAGTTAGTTACAATGGTACTGTTATACCTGTAAAATCACTAATTCAATATGTAGATTTATTCGTTGGTTCTAAAACGGACACTCCTCGGTCACATTTCAATTGTGAACGTTGGGAAGTAGTTGTATGTAAATCACCGAATGAAGAATTTGTATCTATGTCGTATGTAAATGGCATTCATACTGGAAAAGGTGGTACACATGTAAATTATATTTTAAATCAATTGCTAAGAAAACTGATTCTGTACATTAAACAAAAGAAGAAAGTAGATGTAAAATCAACTACTCTTAAAGAACATATCATGTTGTTTATTCAGTGTTCTATTGAAAATCCAAGCTTTGATAGTCAAACCAAAGATTATTTGAATACACCAAGTTCATCTTTTGGATCTAGTTGCGAATTGTCCGATAAATTTATTGAAGAAGTTGCAAAGAAAGGTCTTATGGAACTTGCATTGACTATTACAAAAAGTAAAGAAATGACAACTGCAAAAAAGACAAGCGATGGAAGTAAAGTTCGTAAAATTGTAGGCATTCCAAAATTAATTGATGCTAATTTTGCAGGTACTGCAAAATCTGGTAAATGCACACTAATTCTATGTGAAGGTGACTCTGCACGCTCTGCAATCCTATCTGGATTTACTTCAGAAGATCGCAATGAATATGGCGTTTATCCGTTGCGAGGTAAATTGTTGAATGTTCGGGACGAATCTATTACCACAATAAGTAACAATAAAGAAATTAAAGAACTGATGACTATTTTAGGATTGAAATATGGAAAACATTATACACAAGAAAATATTAATGAATTACGTTATGCACGAGTGTTGTTCATGACAGATCAAGATTTAGATGGAAGTCATATTAAAGCTCTTATTATTAATTTATTTGCTTGTTTATGGCAATCTCTTCTAGAATACCCGGATTTTATTGGATTTATGAATACACCTATTATTAAAGCTACAAAAGGAAAAATACAGCACTGTTTTTATAATGAATATCAATATACATTATGGAAAGAATCTAATAATGCAAAGGGGTGGGATATAAAGTTTTTCAAAGGATTGGGTACAAGCACTGCAAATGATTTTAAAAAATATTTCAAGGATAAGAAAATTGTAAATTTTACTACTACACCAGATTGTATTGGTCAATTGGATATGGTATTTAATAAAAAACGGTCCAATGATCGTAAAGCATGGTTGGAACAGTATACTCCACAAAATTTGAATACAGATGTACAAAACATTTCCTATACGGAATTAATTAATAAAGAAGTCATTAAATTTTCAAAATATGATTGTGACCGTTCTATTCCAAATGTAATGGATGGTTTCAAAATTAGTCAACGTAAAATCTTTTACTGTGCACTACTCAAACCTCTCACCCATGAAATTAAAGTAGCACAATTTAGCGGTTATGTATCTGAAAAATCAGCATACCATCATGGCGAAGCAAGTTTAAATGGAGCTATTGTTAATATGGCACAAAACTTTGTAGGATCTAATAATATCAATTTGTTGAAACCGAATGGTCAATTTGGTACACGATTACAGGGAGGAAAAGATAGTGCTAGCGAAAGGTATATTTTTACACAGTTAAGTAAATGCACTAGATTTATATTTCGCAAAGAAGATGATGATGTACTAGAGTATTTAATAGATGATGGAACTAGTATTGAACCATCCATGTATTTTCCAATTATTCCAATGATTTTGGTAAATGGTTGTAATGGTATTGGTACTGGATTTAGTACTAAAATTCCATGCTACAATCCAAGTGATTTAATTGATTATATTCGGCAATTATTGTTATTTGAACCTGCCGACACAATTATTAAACCATTCTATCGCGGATTCAAAGGAACAATTGAACATGAAAAAGAAGATTCTGCAAAATATATTATACGAGGTGTATATACAGTAAAAGAGTTGCAGGTAACAATTACAGAATTGCCGATTGGTATGTGGACAGATACATACAAACAATTTTTAGAAGATTCGCTTGGTACATTAGTAAAAGATTATACTGATAAAAGTACAGATGTAGATATTCATATTGTAGTTACTTTGATAGCTCCTAGTAAAAATATAGAAGCAGATTTGAAATTAACTAGTTCTATTACAACAACCAATATGCATTTAATTAATGCAAAAAATCAGTTACGTAAATATAAAACCGTGTATGAAATTATTGAAGAGTATGCAGAATTTCGTTTACAATTGTATACTACTCGTAAACAATATTTACTGAAAACATTAGATTCTAAATTGCTGGAAATTACACACAAAGTTAAATACATTCATGCACTACTAAACGGCACACTAGATTTGCGAAATAAGAAACAAGATGAAATTACAAAAATGTTGCAAGCAATGGAATTAGTACAGAGAGATGGATCTTATCATTATTTGATTAAAATGCCGATGGATAGTGTAAGTGAAGAAAATGTAAAACGATTAGAAGCTGAATTGGATGAACTAACTAAAGAAAAGGAAATGGTATCTTCAACTACAGAAAGAAAAATGTGGTTGAATGAATTGGTTGAATTAAAACAAAATTTATAATATACTTTGTTTAAAGCAAAAATAAGCACCCCATACAACTAATAAATGAATATAAGAAAAAGTCAAATCATAAAAAGGTTGTACAAAATAGGCAATATATATTAATGCACCAACAGTATATCCTTCTATATCAATGTAAGTATATAAAATCAAGATAGCATCTACTGCAAAAGAAGGCAGAGATGCACCTACATAATCTTCTGGTATTTTTTTATAAATATATATCATATTTAATAAATGTATTCCAGCTATTATATACCAATAGTTAGAGATATTATATATATAAGATATTTCAAATAAATGAATAGCAGTAATATCATATGTAATCCATTTGGGTATTTTAGGTACTATATCAGTATATATTTTCATATTTTGATGATATAAATAACTAGTGATAGCTAATAAACAAGAAGTAATTTGAATGCAAATATAGGTAGGATACACATTATAAATAATAAGACAACTGTTCAAAGCCATTGAATATGAACAAAATTCATGTTGTAAATATTTTAAATTGAGATTTTTTAATGGTTTCATTAGTTTTTTTGTAAGAAGTGTAAACCAGTATAAATTCAAAGTATACATTAGACATAATGGAATAATTTGTGTATATAATAATGTATGTTCTTGAAACATATAGTACCAATCATAGATACGATATTTAAAAAATGTAATGTAAAATAATGTTTGCAGTGGTAATTTAAATGTACTATTCGCATAAGGTAGAAAATTAAGTATAAGTGTAGATATTTCTAATTTACCTACAATTGGATATAGTTCAACTGGATATGGTAAAAAATAACCAACACCCATACCCATCATACATATTAAATGATGTAATGCAAAATCTTTAGATAAAGTGTTGAATGTTAAATCATATGTAAGGTAAGATAATAAACCTATACAGGAAATTGGTTGACATGTATTATAAACACATGTGTCTATAATAATAAATAATGCAGTAATTGTACTGCCTATTAATTGTAACATGTATATTGTTACAACTAAACTTTAATATTGTTTATCATAAATTAAACTTATTTAAAAATATAAATGTGGCATCTATATGAATTATACTAAACAGAATGATTTATTATTAGATAAATTAAAAACTTATTATGAATCTAACCAATACAAAAATCTTGACCGAATTCTTAAAATTTTAAATGGCGATTCTATTATTTCGTTGAGAATATTAGATTGGTTTGTTACCAATTATGCAAAAAAGAATTATATTGTCTATACATTAAGTAGTGGGACTAGATTCAAAGTTTATAATGATTATAAACTAAAATTAAAAGCTTATTCTAAGAAACGTTTTGATCCTTTTTGTAGATGGGAAAAAATAACTATTCCTTATAAGAATAATACACTGATCCAAACTACGATTGGTCAATTGAATTTTTTTAAATGGGTTTTGGAAAATGAAATTATTGAATATATTGAAGCTGAATATACGAAAATAGAACTGGACATGAATATTAGAAATAGTACGTCAAAAAAAAAGCCGGCGGATCATAAAACTCGTAAGACCAGGCATGAATTATCTCCTTCTGCAATCAAGAACATTCAAAAAGAATTTATACAAATTGCAGTGACATTTGATTAAAATTGAGTTTTTAAATATGTATCCTTTTATTATCCCTATGTCTATTTCAAAACAATTGTGTATAAATCGTATATTGCTTCCTGTTGAATTACATATCATCAAAAGTTATGCGATGATATTGTAGTTTATACTGCACGATCACTAAAAAATAGTATTATTAATTCTATTGCAACTACACCATATACTTTTAAAGATGGACCTTATTATAATTTATTTGGGTTTTGGATGGATGATGAAATATATTCTTTTCATATGGAATTTTGTGATAAATGTTGAAATTATAAATTGCAACAAAATTCAAAAATAAATTGTGTATGTTAAAATTGAAATGTCAATACTATCTTTTACTATTAAATTATGTCTTACTATATCAACATGTCAGTTGAAAAACAAATTTGTGTCAATCGGGTTGATATTCCTGCAGAACTTCTTGATATCATTAAAAGTTATGCTTTTACTGATATGATTACATACTTGGCAAAAATGAGAAAAAATACGATACATACTCTTATTCAATGCACACACTTTTCTGGACAATATAAAAAGTCATCCAGACGATTTATATTTTTAATAGAAGAAGATCAATCTTGCCCCCAATATCAAATGTTGTTTTGCACAAAATGCGGAAATTACATAACATATAAATCTATAAATGAAAAGGTAAATTGCTTGTGTTAAGTTTATTATTTTTTAAAATACTACTTATACTATGAATCCAATTGTAGCCATTGCAGTATTTACAAATGATATCCATGGATATGTTACATTTACAGAACACAATGATACAGTTCGTATTGATGTAAATCTTACAGGATTAACACCAAATTCATTGCACGGATTTCATGTACATGAAGCAGGCGATTTAACAGATAAATGTATGAGTATGTGTTCACATTTTAATCCATATAATCAATCCCATGGTGGCCCCAACTCAAAGCATAGACATGTTGGAGATTTAGGAAATTTACAAACAAATAAAAAAGGAGAATCAAAATATTATTATTATGATAATGTAATCAAATTACGTGGATTTAAAAGTAATATAATTGGAAGAGGATTAATTATTCATGAAGATGAAGATGATTGTGGGGAAGGTGAAAATGAGGAAAGTCTCAAAACGGGGAATGCAGGTAAACGTATTGCATGTGCTGTTATTGGATATGCAAAAGAGAATTTTTCAAAATAAATTGAATTGTTTTGTATTTGTAGTTTTTGATAAACAATGAAGAAACAATTGTGTATCAATCGGTTACCACTCCCATGCGAGTTATTATCCATTATAAAAGAATTTGCTTTTTATAATTGGATACATCATCACGCCCTAGAGCAAAAGAATATAATCATACAGTTGATTAACAGTAGTCCCTATACAAATAAACATATTTATACAAGTCAACCCTTTTTCAAATTTTGGATATCAGGAAATCATATGTGTAATAAATTTCAAATGTTATTTTGCCCACACTGTGGCAATTATTTTATGCAACAAAGTGCCTATTATGAAAAGATACAATGTAAATGTTAATTAAAATTGATTTTTTTTAAACAATACTATTTTATTGAAACAATGCAGAAACAATTGTGTATCAATCGGTTATCATTTCCGCAAGAGTTATTATCCATTATAAAAGAATTTACTTTTTATGATTGGATTCAATATAATGCACTACTTCAAAAAAAAATATATTACATCTTATTAAAAACACACCATATACATTTAAAAATATAACAACTTATACTCGTTTTAAATTTTGGATTGAACAAGATTATCGGTGCAAACAGTATCAAATGATATTTTGTTCGCGGTGTGGAAATTATGTGTGCAATCATACAAATTATGAGTATGAAAAAATACAATGCAAATGTAATTTAATAACTAAATTATATTTAAATAGCACAAACAGCTAGAACCGAATAAAGCAAAAGAATAAAATCAAAAAAATAAAATATACTACATACATATGGCAGAGCTTGAAACAGGACGATTGCAAAAATATATTTATGATATAGTTGATCAAAAAGGATTTACAATAAGTGAGCCAATTGAAAAAGCACGTAAAAAAGTATATGAAGATGAAGTAGTTATATATGCTATTTATGTTTATTTAGATAAAGCTGTAATTGGGTCAATTAGTTATTCATTTGAAACAAATACAATTACAGAAACAAATCTTCGTAAACAACGAACACGTGATCATGATGAACGTGTTGTGTACATTATTGGGTTAGATGTAAGTGTTTTTCATAGAGGTAAAAATATAGCAACATTATTACTTGGTGCTGCATTTTCGCATGGTTTAGAAAATGGTATTATGTATTCTAAATTAGATGATATGAGTGATGCTCAAAATGAACTTTACAAAAATATTTATCGTAAATTAGGATTTACAAATCAAGATGTTCCTGATATTCATGAATCATCTATTAAAGGTGGACCAGAACGGCAATTATATTTTATATCAGAAGACCATTTAGTCCGTGTATTTAAACATCAATTTGTAAAAAAACATACATTCAAATTACATAGAACAAAACGTAAAACAAAAGTACATGTTACACGCAAATCACAACCACGTATTTCTCCTATACAATTAAGATCACATAAACGAAGTAGACGAACACTAAGACGAAATGTAAAAAGTTATCCTCATTGGTGAAATGATCGTATAATGAAATCAAATAAAAGTTGGGTTAAAAATATTTTAAAGAAGGAGTCATTTTTAGATGGGGGTATCAATTCGCGTCTAAATACATATTGATCGTTTTTGTTATATATTGTAATCCAATTATTGGTAGAATCTATATTATAAGAAACTTCCATTTTTGGACATTTATGTTTTGCAGGTATATTAATTTGTGGTAAAATGTGAGTTTCAATGTCATAATTTACTTTATTTAGCCATGCAATTTTAGTTTTATTATGGTCACGTAAAAATACGGAGCCGTACATATTTTTTTTCACTTTTATAAAACCATATTTTTTAATAGGAGTAAAGCGTATGGTATTATAATCTATTGTTAACTCAGACCCAATATAGGAAGGGTCACTGCATGCAATAAGTGACCAAAATCCGCAAAATCGTACAGGAAACATTTTAATAAAAGACAAAATAAATATAATAGTTCAATTTTATATACCTGAGAATAAATAACATTAAAATTGAAATGTTTACATAACAAAATAATAAATAAAAAATGCATTCGCTTCTTCTTGTTGGGTCTCCAATTAAACTTGCTTCGTTAAGTGAGCAACTAAATATGTTATTTGATCCTACTTTTGATCATGCTTCAACAGGTGGTTGTATTCATGAAATATTTGAACTTCAATCTGGTAATTATCTTATTATTATAAAACAAAATACACCTTTATTAATGTCATTATATAAAAATTTATATAATGATGATGCCCGTATTCTATTAAAAAATATTGTTTATACAGTAAGTATTGCAGACAAAACACAACACCGTTATCTATCTCCTACCGGTTGGAAAACTTCTGCACCCTATAACCAATCCAATATAATTTTGTATAAAACTGGATCTTATGCAACATATACATGTGAATGTTATGAATGGGAAATTTAAGCTAACAGCGTAGTGTACGTCTCTGGAAATTCTTTAATTTGTGTTCCATAATGTTTCTCAATTTCTTTCATTTTTTCTGTATCATAATGAGTAATAAAGTTAATACCAACTCCCTTTCTGCCCCACCGACCAGATCTTCCAATTCTGTGCAAATAAGTATCTACACATTTTGGCAAATCAAAATTAATGACCGTACTTACTTGTTGAATATCAATACCTCGTGCAGTAACGTTAGACGATATGAGTACACGATATTTGCCACTTTTAAATTCTTGGTAGGAATTGTGTCTGTCTTGTTTGTCCATATCACTGTGAATACAGCATACTGGAAACCCAGATGATTTCATAACATGGTACAGATCTACAACACGTTTTACTGAATTGCAATAAATAATGGATTGAGACATGGAAATGAAATTGTACAAATCTTTCAATGCTTCAATTTTGTCTTGATCGGTTGAAAAAGAAATATAATATTGGGCAATACCTTCCAATGTTAGCATTTCAGATTTTACCAATAATTTCACAGGATCACGCATAATTTTGTTTGAAATGTCATGCAATTCTTCTTTAATTGTTGCACTAAACATGACAACTTGTACATTATCTGTCAAAAACTGAAAAATATTGTATAATTGTGTTTGAAAACCTTGAGACAATATTTCATCTGCTTCATCTAATACAATTAGATGAATATTAGCAGAAGAAACAATTCTACGATTCAAAAAATCAAGTACGCGTCCGGGACAACCAATCAATACTTGTGACGTTTTCATTTGCATTTGTTTAATATCTTTATCAATAGATACACCTCCAATAAGAAGTTGTGCAGAAATTCCAGTATGATGTGATAAACTTTCAAATACCGAATGAATTTGTGTAGACAATTCGCGTGTAGGTGAAAGAATAATAGCTTGTAACATTTTTTCATCTGTGCATTTTTGAAGAGTAGAAATACAAAATGCACCGGTTTTACCAGTACCAGATTGTGCTTGTGCAATCATATCTTTTCCAGATAAAATGATAGGTATAGATTGTGACTGTATTTGGCTGGGTGTTTCAAACCCAACTGAAAAAATACCTCTTAATAAATTTGTTTTTAACCCAAGTGATTCCCAATTGCTTCCCATACAGCATATTAGATCAATTATGTTTAAGTTTTAATTTAAAAGATATTCCATATACTTAATATGTATTCAGTAGAGGATTACAGACAAATTAAAAAAACTGCAAAACATGTTTTACCTCAAGAAACATTGGATATTATAACAAAAATATCTAAAATGATTGGAATTGATCAACATATACAACCTGTATTTAAACCTGAAAAAGTATATACTATTCCGCAACAAATTACTATTTTATTGAATAAATTAACGGAAGATAATTACAAGGGAATAGAAGCTAAAATTATTAAATTAATAGAAACAAATCCAGATGATATTGAAAAAATTAGTATTGTTATTTTTGATATTATTACAAATAATGCATTTTATGGCAATATATATGCTAGTTTATATGTATCTTTAGTTAAAAAATGGTCAATCTTTAAAGATTTATTTGAAATGCAATTATGCAAACATCAAGATAATTTACAAAATATTAAACTTGTATCTTCTATAGATTATGATGAATTTTGCAAATGCAATGAATTAAATGAACGGTATCGTACATTTAGTCAATTTATAGTTCATATGACAAAACAATGTATTGTAGATATAGATACGTACAATAAATTCTTAGATTTTTTAGTTGAATTATTACATACGTTGAATAATAGTGATAAAACAAATATGGATGAAATTGTAGAACATTTGTATTTATGTGTTACTAAAAGTAAACCTTTGCCGATTGTTATTTCGCGTTCCAAACTGACAATGACGGGTACGTCTAATAAAGTATTGTTTCGGTTGATGGATATTTTAGATATTATTTAGAACATTTTTAAATATGAACTATATGTATGGATCCAAAAGAAGTTGATGAATATCTAACGCAAATGAAAACTACTATTGGGTTACCTATACTAGATGAAGATATAAAGATCATTGACACTGAAATTAACTTTAAAAATTTAAGCAGCGCATTAAATACATATAAAAAATTTATGTCTAAGTCTGAACAAGAATTATCTCCTGCCCTATATAATAATTTTAAAAATTTTGAAAAAAATTTATGTGCTTATTTAGAATCAGAATTACTTAAGATACAAACATTATTCCGCAATAAATTAATACATACAGGAAACAGACAACATATTCTTAGTATTTTGGAAAATCTTGAAATTACAGATGAAGATCGAACCACATTTGGAGCTAATATTGGAAATATGCGTGTTTTTGCTCTTAAACGTAAATATACGTTACCATCAGTAATAAAAAAATCACGTGTTATGCCAGGCGGACGACGAAAAAGTCGTCGTTTACGTAAAAGAAAAAGAAAAACTAGATATCTAAAAAGATAAAAGGTTGTATTTAAAGAATAGAAATAGTATACATATATATTATGAGTAAACAAATTCATGAAAAAGATATAGATGAAGAAAAACAAGTGTTTGAAGTTACATTACCTATCAATCAACTTGAAAAATTACAAATTTGCGTAGGTAATGCATACGAATCTACACCAGATACAAACAAATATAACATTTATAATGTAGATAAAGGATCTAAAAAGGTAACTGAATGCATTGGTTATTATGAGTTACCCAAAGATACAAATGTTTTAGATAAAGATGGCGATTTTAATGTTCGTGAATTAGGCGAAGAAAAAATGGTTATTTATGAAGATTTTAAATCTAAAAAAGGTAAATCTAAACCAGTCAAAAAGGCAAAGAAAGTTGTAGAGGATGACGAAAAAGAAAAAGGAGATCAATTACCAAATGTAACCTATGGTGTAAAAGATGAACAATATTACATTCGTGATTATTTTAATGGTAATTATAAATTAGAAAGAACAAAAATTGTACCAACTTATTTAGAAAATTTAGAAACTCCTCGTACATGGGCAAATGATGTAGCCATTAGTTTAACAGGTATGTTTAGTAACGTGTATATTATTATTGCAAATGAAAATTTTTTGTATACTGGATTAGGTGAATATGAAAAACCTGCATTAGCATCAACTCCATTATTAGATTTAGACATGAGTATTCATCCTGCAAACGATGAATTATTTTATGATGAATCTATTGAATATGTTATTGTTTCTTATAAATCACAAACCCATTATCGGCTAGTTCAACATAAGGGTAAAGTAAAATTTAAGGAAGATGAATTACCCAATGTTATAGTAGAACGATTTTGCAAACGGCATCACCCTGGAAATGGTCCAGACAAAGGTGTAGACAATGATACATTTGATACTACTGTTATTGAAACTGCCGAATCAGGTGATTGTTTCTTTGATTCTATTTATAGAGCAGTTCGTGCAGATGATCCTGATCGTAAACCTGCTGGTGTATATTTAGATGAAGTGCACCAATTTAGAAAAGAAATTGCAAAAGAAATGGCGGAAAATGACATTGCTAAAAAAATAATTAATCAAGTTTACATACGATATACAGAACAATCTTATGATGTAATACGTAATGAATTCTATAAAAACAAAAATAAATCAACTGTTTTGGAACCAACCGATGATAATGTTTTCCAATTTGCAGTTGCATCTATATTTGGAAAAGAGCATGATAGTGATGAGTTTACATTTGAAGAAAAGAAATTGGTATTGACTACATTTTTGACATTATTTTATGAATTTGTACCTGTGGTAACAGAAGAATCCAAAGATGATTTTAAAGAAAAATATATTGGTATCTATGGTTATAGTAAAGGTGATATTAAAGGAGATTCAGTAGATGTACAAAGAGCCAATTTAAAACCATTGTTTGCAAATGTGCAAAAACCAGAAGATAAAGCTAAAAAGCCAAAAGGTAAAGCTAAGGTTGTTATTGTAAGTGACTCTACAGAGGAGGAGTTACCTAAACCAGTAATAGAGCCAGAGCCACCGAAACCCAAACCTGGTCCAAAGCCAAAACCTGCACCAAAACCTGCACCAGAGCCAGCACCAGAGCCAGAGCCAAAACCTGCACCAGTAAAAAATGGTATTGAAGTTCCTGATGGAACTGATCCAGATGTTGCAGAAATAATAGCTATTTATAATTCAAGTGATACCGACAAACGAGAAAAATTAAATAAATACAAACAACCAAGTCTCTTAAAAGCATGGGGAATAATTGAACCATTTGTAAATGGTCAATCTAAAACAAAAGTAAACAAAGGTGGTGTAAATCAATTGCGAGATTGTTTAGCAGGCGATACAAGCGAAAAATGTATAAAACCAACTAAGAAAGCAGGTGGTGCAAAATCAAGTAAATATACACGAAGAAAATAAATGTATATATCATGAACAAAATTTGTATGGATTTAATACGGTGTAATAACATATCAAATCCATATACTAGAATATTTAATCACAAAATAAATCCGCATAAATATGAATGTCCTCCAGAAGTAACTGATTGTATGTACGATTTAAAACATGGTGTGCATTATATTAGTAATATAGTTGGCGTAGATGTAAATTTATTTTTTTATACACATGAACCAAATGATTGTATAGATAGGTTTCATATTGTAATGACTGTATTGAGATATATCATGCAATTTTCTCCTCAAAAAAATATTCGCGTAGATTTTGCATTTACCAATATAAAAAAACAATTACCAAAACGCGGATTAATTGGACCCTCTGCATTAAATACTGGATATACAGATGGAAAAC